CTTAGAATTTCCTGGGACCTACCTGTTAATTCAGCAACCTATGCTGGCGCGGTAGTTCTTCTGTCAGAAGAGCGTTTTTCTGCTGTCAACTTTCCAACAGATGGTACCCGCTACATTGCATCATCAAACTGGGCAGCCCCTGCTGATAAGATCGACACAGCTCAAGTCGTTGCCGCCTTCTACGGTTTCTTCGGTGACAATATTCAACAGACGTACGTTGATGTTACTAATGTAGACCCAAATAAGATCTACTTCGCTTCGATCCATGCTGCCTCAAACATTCTTCAATACTACACGCTTGGTCAGCAATCATACCCACTTGACTCAAACAGCGTTATTGAGAAGTCTTCTAACTCCTACGCGGGTTCGATCCCTTCTGCCATCCTCCCTCCAGACAATCCAGTCAACGGTCAAATCTATTTTGACCCAACAGCTAACAGTGTGCTGGTATGGAATGATCAGATGTCAGCTTGGATTAAGAGTAATCAAGCTACAGTTCCAATCGGTGATTCCCTTCCAATTGAGAAGAGCATGCTGTTCTTCAACAGCATCGATCAACACCTTAAATACTTTGATGGTACGCAGTGGGTCATCTGTGACCCAACCAACACCCTTGTAAAGCTTGGAGCTGCATGGGCTCCATTCAACAGCATTGCGAGCGTTTCATCTCTTCCTACTTCAGCTGTCACTGGCGACTTTGCCTATTTATCCATCCAGGCAGTCATAGCAGCACCCGCCACCTACTCGCTTAAGTTCTACAGTCTTGGGCAGTGGTTTGATCCTTCACCTGACTTGGTTCACGTTTTCGCTGGTGGTAGCTTTGTAAGCATTGCCCAGTCTAACCTGATTGGTGGTACGTTTGACCCATACATACCGCAGATCGGTGACTTCTTCTACAATACCTCCACTTCATCCTTAATGGTTTGGGTTGGAACGGGATGGTCTCGCGCAGACACATCTAGCGCTGGCACCCCGATCTCTGATAAGGTCGGAGTAGGTACAGACGGCTCATATGCCGAGCGTCTTCGCCTAATCAAGATTTTGAAGAACCAGCTTGGATGGCCAGCTGTCTGTAACGAGCTAAATGAAGATCACTTTAACGTTGCTATTGACAACGCGCTTGATGAATTCCGCCGTAGGGCCGACAATGCATACAGTCACCGTCACGTGTCTTACACGCTTAAGCGCGGTCAGACACTGTACTATCTAAATGATCCGCGTGACAAGACTGACAAGATCGTGAACGTGTTGAAGGTTCACCGGATTGGCCAGCTTGGCATTAGCTCCATCTCAGCTGAAAATGGTTTGTATGCTCAAGCATTCTTCAACCAGCTTTACCAGGGTTCGAACGTTGACATCCTTTCAATTCACTTGATGGCTCAGCTAGCTGAATCCTATGAGAAGATTTTCGCTGGTAACATTGTCTTTACGTGGGATGAAGCTACTCGTCAGCTTCTTATCCTTCGCAACCTTAACCAGGAACAGGAACGCGTTGTACTTGAAGTCGTAATGGAACGTACAGAGCAGGAACTTCTTCTTGATCGTTGGGCTAAGCAGTGGCTCCAAGGATGGGCACAGTCTGAACTTTGGGAAATGCTTGGCGAGATTCGTTCCAAGTACACGAGCTCTCTTCCAGGTGCAAATGGTGGCATCACCTTGAATGGTGAAAGCCTGCTTCAGCGCTCCACCGAACAACAGACAGAGCTTCTTCGACAGATCACCGACTATGAAGTTGGTAATGGTGGTCTTAATTTTGGTAACGCGGCACTTTTCTTTGGCTAGGGCACATTTTTGCAATGTTCTATAAAAATTTCACAAGGAGAAATTATGAATAGAGCTGAACAGAGAAAATATCATGCAATTTATAAAACGACGTGCATTGTCGCCAAGAAGTTTTATTTGGGCATGCACTCGACAGATAATTTAGATGGTGGGTATTTAGGAAGTGGTTCAATTCTATCACGTTCAATAAAGAAACACGGTAGAGAGAAACATTTTATTGAAATTCTAATAAATCCTGAACTTAGATCAGACCTTATGTGTATGAATATTAGAAGCGGTGGGACGGGAAATCAGCACGGCTCTTCTCTAAAAGAAGAGACAAAGATAAAAGTTTCTGAAGGATTGAAAAAACGTGGGCACAAAGATTGGCAGATGGCTATATAGCTCCCAAACAATCTCCAGAACAGATCACAAACAGAGTTGCTAAGAATACTGGACAGAAACGTAGCAAAGAAGTGAGACAGAAGATGCGGACTGCTCAGAAAGAAGTTAAAGCTAGATTAGCTAATGATGAAGAGTACAAAACAAAACTTTCCAAGATCACCAGTAATAGTCTAAATAATAGATCAGATGAAGAAAAAGAAAATCATCGTAAGAAGCTGTCAGCAGCAAAGAAAAAGGCACCTATGAGTTTGGAAACTAGAGCACAAATAGCTCTTTCAAATAAAGCAAAAATTGGAATGATACGTTCACAGGATTCCTGTGAACGTATGCGTCAAGCTGCTCTAAACAGAAAGGCCGCATAATATGCCCCAGACATTACCTTGCGAAAATGGCGCTGGAAGTATTAACAATCCAGATGGTTCTCGCGCACAGACGGGATTAAACACCTCCGCGCTAGCAACATACGCAGCTCCTACTTTAGACTCTGGCACCTGGCAGATTTCTGGTTTAACCCAAGACGTCTGTGCTGCTAATGATCAGACACGCCAGGAGACATACGTAGCTGAACAGCTCAACATCTCTGGAGCTCCAATCAATCTCTTCAAGATGCTTGGTGTCCACGAGCAGGGTAATGGTTCAGTTCTCAGTCAAGGAAGCTTGTTCTCGTCAACGTCCTACCCTGGCTATCCTCTGTCAGGTATTAATTCGGGTTCCTCATCTTGGAAATCATCTCAGGTGGGAAGTGCTATCGCCGGCTTTGCCTACATTGGTATTGACTTTGGCGTAAAGACAGTTTACAGTGGTGAGTCAGAATATGACCCACAAAAGTCAAAGTGGACCAGCATTGGTTCAATTAGCATCACACAGGCAAATACTCCTAATGAGTATGCTCGCCAAGTAAAGGTTGAAATTTCAGATGGTTCATGTGAGGCAACTTCTCCTATCTTTACTGGAACTGGTGATGGCACGATAGCTATTACCGTCCTTGGTCCTAACGTAAGTCAGGGAATGGTCAGAGCTATCGCAACCTCTCCTACTTCATTTTCTGTATCTACCACTCTTGCAAATGGTTCTATCTTGAACCTTGGAGTAGCTACCATAGGTTCACCTTTCCAAACAACCTATGCATCATTTACAATCAATCAAGGCGTTACTAGCTTCGCTTCTGGCGATATGTTTAGCTTCCAGATCAACTACGTTTGGAAGCGCCTTGGTATGTACAACCTTATTCAATCACCGCTTCCACAGACGTTGAACTTCAAGCACGTAGTGACGACAAGAGCTGTTAGAGTTACGCCTACAATGTTTACTGGTAGCGGTAGCTGGGAAGTTATTTCCTTTGACATTACCGACACTGTTCCGACGGACATCAACAACATTCAAGACCTGTTCTTCAATGAGAACCGCGATCGTGACTACGCTCTCGAACCAACCTTCATGAAGGCGATGTACTCTCCTGCTGACTCAATGTCTGACTTGAGCCGCTTTGGTTTGTCCATCCTTGACTCATACTCATTCACGGTCTCCTTTGCTACAATGGTCTCATTGATAGGTAGACCTATCGTTGTCGGTGACATTGTTGAGGTTATTCCTGAGCTTCAGTACGACCAAAATCTTCGTCCAGTTAGAAAGTTCCTTGAAGTTACAGACACTGGTTGGGCATCAGAAGGATTCAGCACGTCGTGGAGACCAACTGTCTATCGCTTTTCTGCTGCTCAAGCTCTCCCATCTCAAGAGACACGCGACATCTTTGGAACAATTGATACTCAGAAGTACCTTGTTGCTGATTCCATTCTTTCAGATGGAATTGGTGAGCAGATAGATGACACACCGCTCACACAAACAGAAGAGATTATTACTGCCGCTGCTAACAAGGTTCCAGAAACTGGTTCCGCAGATGGTAGAGAGCTTGATGCTGTCAAGCTTCACCCTATCATGCCACCATCAAATGCAAAAGGTCAGCCACCTGCTGCTGGTTCAAGCGCTAAGCCTAATCTCTACATCGAAGATGGCCTTCCAAAAGATGGTCAACCATTCACCGAGGGATACAAGCTGCCAGACGTTACAACGGCAACCGATGGTGAGTACTACCGTCTTAACTATCCAGCGCATCTTAAGCTACCACCACGCCTTTACCGCTTCTCAATGGTAAAGAACCGCTGGTTGTACCTTGAGACTGATCGTCGTGGTGACTACAGCTCGCATAAGCCATCTGTACGAAACATTCTTCAGTCACCTACTAACCAAGCTCTTAGCACTAAAGTATGATAATCTTTAAAAATTTCCTAAACGAAGCCACGAAGGTAGTTGAACCTTCGTGGGTAGATGACTATGCGTTAGGTTATGCTCATCTAAGGGACATTCAGCGATGCCTGTCTGAAAAGAACATTATGCAACAGCTCTTCGTGCCAAAGCACCGTGATCCAAAGCTGATGAAGAAAAGAGCTGATGGCACACTGTGGCGAGATATAAAGCTCGAGATTCCTGATGAGCTTAAAGAAGCTTCTATTCCAGTTTCAACGAGCTTCAGAGAAACTCCACCAGGTGATAGCAAACCAGCTCACGCATTCTGGACCTCTACAGCCATCAAACTGAAGGATGGAACGTACACTTGTGATACTACAAACCTTACGGAACAAGATAAAACAAACTTTAAACGAGCATACGGAATATGATCACCAGCTACTTTTACGAAGGTCAACTTCGTTCCTACCTCCTTCAGTTCTGCAACATCTTCGCAGGTCTTACTGTAAAGACAGGTAAGGGCGAGTGTGCTGAAGAAGAGTTCATTTCCGTTCCTATTGCCATTGGAAGCAGGGATAGGGTAGTTGCGGCTATTCAGGCTGGTAACACGCAGAACAAACCATTCACGGTGCCGTCAATGGTTGCTAATATGGCTGGTCTTGAAATCTCATCGCAGCGCAAGGGTATCGGCGTAGTCGATCGTAGAACATTTCTACCTGCTGGTGGTGTCTATCCTGCTGACCTGAAGACTGTTACTCGTGTTATGCCTATCCCATACATCATGACAACAGAGCTTGCTATAATTGCATCTAACACGCAGCAAATGCACCAAATTTTGGAGCAGCTTCTTGTTCTGTTTGATCCCATTCTTCAGATCCAAACCTCTGACGCTGCTCTTGACTGGACGAAGATAGCCTCAGTTGAGCTCACTGGAATCAACAATGAGGAAAACTATCCTCCTGGTGGTGAACGCCGTCTTCTCATGTGGACACTTACCTTTGCGACAAACATCTGGCTTTCAGCCCCAGTTGATATGAAGGATGATGTGGTTCGAAAAATTACGCTTAGAATCGGTGACCTGTCAAGCTTCCAGATCAACGAGTACGATGACGAGGGTAACCTTGTTCCCTTCACCAACGGTCCAGAGTATGGAACAATCGATATAACAGGTTAAAAGAAGCTGTTGTTCTGGCCCCGAAACCTGGAAAGAACATAAATACATAGTCACAAACGCAAATGCAGCTCAACAACCCAAGATGCATTAAAAGAGATATATTAAGGAGATATTAAATATGGCAACCCTTGTTTCCCCAGGCGTGTCAGTTACAGTTATCGATGAATCATTCTTCATCCCAGCAGCGGCATCAACAGTTCCATTGTTCTTCGTTGCAACTGAAAAGAATAAAGTTCAACCAAATGGTCTTACTATTGCATCGGGTACTACAGAGCACTCGGTTGTTCGTACAGTAACCTCTATTGGTCAGAGCACGCAGCTTTATGGTATTCCATCGTTCAGAGCTGATTCTGCCGGTAACCAATTCCATGGCGATGCTCGTAATGAGTACGGGCTTTTTGCTCTTAACCAGTTCCTTGGTTTGGCAAATCGCGCTTACGTTGTTCGCGCAAACGTCGACTTGACAGATGCTGCAGAAACGTTTATTGCAGTTGGTATCCCGCACGCTGGTCCAACTACTCGTGTGGGTGCTGGCAATGGTATCATGACTGGCGCTGATGTATCATCCAGCCAAGTTAAGCCTGAAACAATCAACGTGGTGTTCACAAGCCCAACTGGTTACACCGTAACTGGTTCTGACACTGGCATCATTGGTACTGGTACTGTTAACACCTTATTCACGTCTTCAAAGGTTACGTTCACAATTACTTCTGGTTCAGTTGCCTTTACAGCAGATGACTACTTTACCTTCGACATCGTTTATACGCCAAACAGCTTCACCGGAACTGGCAATGGTACGATGACTGGCTTAGTAGCTGACGTTAACGCTACAGTTGAAACATGGGTTATCACTTTTACCAGTGCAACAACCTTCTCAGTAACAGGTACAGTATCTGGTCCATCTATCATGGGTCAAGTTGGTGTTCCTTATGACAACAACTTCATTAACTTCTTGATTAGTGCTGGAACAGTTCCATTTGTTGCCGGAGATGATTTCACCGTTTCACTTGTGATGGTTAACCTTACGGCTCCTCTTGGTGCTAATGATGCTGCTAAGAGAGTTGCTATCGCTACAGCGCTGGCTGCTGAAATTAACAGCAACCAAGAAGTACGTTCTGAAATTTATGAGTATAACTTGATCCTTGCCCCAGGTTACCCAGAAGTTGTTAATGAACTTGTAGCTCTTTCAAACTCCATCAATGATGAAGCGTTTGTTATTGCTGATGTTCCTCTCAATAAGACTCCTGAACAAGCTGCTACATGGGCACTTACTACAGAACGCGTTACATCATCTAATGCAGCTTACTACTACCTATGGGGCATGGCATCTAATCTTGATGGTACAAATATTGTTGTTGCTCCATCCGGGATTGCAGTTCGCACCTACGCATACAGCGACAATCAGGCATATGTTTGGTTTGCTCCAGCTGGTGTCCGCCGTGGTTCAGTTACTGGTGTTACTTCTGTTGGATACGTTTCAGGAACTCTTGGAACAGCTACAACATTCATTGAGACCAACCTTAACCAAGGTCAGCGTGATAACTTGTACGAGTACTTCAAGAACATCAACCCAATTGTATTCTTCCCAGGAAACGGTTTGATTGTTTGGGGCCAGAAGACTTCCTATGGTGCAGCTTCCGCTCTTGATCGTGTTAATGTAATGCGCTTGCTTATGTACATCAAGAGAGCTCTTCGCAAGGGTGCTTTCCCATTCGTCTTCGAACCTAACGACAAGATCACTCGCGACAACCTTAAGTCAGTCGCTGATGGATTCTTGAATGACATCATGGCTAAGCATGGCTTGTATGACTTCGTAACTCTTTGCGACGAATCAAACAACACTCCAACAGTGATCGACAATAACCAGCTGATTATGGACGTTGCTCTTAAGCCAATGGATGCAGCTGAATTTATCTACATTCCAATCCGCGTTCTTTCTACTGGCGCTTCAATGCCTTAATAGAGGGGGGGAGGACCTTAAGGTCCTCCCCCCAAATCCTATGGAAAATCTTATAGCACAACTATTTGCAGCTCGTGATCTAGCACATATGCTTCATCTTCGCACGCGTTCTTTTGCACAGCATTTAGCTCTAAATGATTTGTATGAAGGCTTGCTTGAGGGTGCTGACACTGTTGCTGAACTTTACCAAGGCAAGTATGGTATTCTAAATATCCCAGCGACGACTGCACTCGTGTTTCAAACACAAGATGCACAGACATTTATTCGTGAACTAGCTATATGGGCAGAATCTTCACGCTCAGTATTTAATCCAGCAGACACTAATCTCTTAAATGAATGGGATAATGTTCTTTCTATTATCTACCGTGCAAAATATAAATTAGAAAACTTGACATGAGACCAAGCTTTAAAGAATTCCTTAACGAGAGCGCGGCTGTGGTTCCTCTATTCGTGAGTCTGCCCCGTATTAAGAACGAGTGCAAGTACTTTCTTAACGAGTCTGGGGATTCCCCACTTTTAAGAGGAATTCGCGGTATAAGCGAAGATCAAGCCACCTTCTCACCAGCCTCAAAGAATAGAGCCCCCAAGGATTCTGGTCCAGGATTCAACTTCATGTTCAACATGGGCTATCAACTTGCTTTTGGCTATAAGTCTATTCGCGCAAACTGTCTTTACGCGACTGGTTCACAGGCGATGGCGAAGGCTTACGGACCCACCCACTTTATCTTCCCTGCTGGTGATTTTAGCTTCACCTACTCTCCAGAGTACGCTGACTCATACGAGGAATCCTCTTCCATGTTCAGTGAAATAGCTAAAGAGCTAGGTGGATCCGTTGACGTGTACCTCGTTCAGTCAATGTTTGAAGATTTTGCTAAGAAATTTACAGTTGACGAGTTCATCAAGGGCAGTCCCGAAGTTCAAGAATATATCACCGATGTTTTAGAACACAGTGTTTCAGATGAGAAAATGGAAAAGATTGATCTGAAAACCTTTAGAGCAGAAATAGTTATGGCTACCAAGTCACTCTTTAAGCATAACTATATTGAATCAAGAGACCTTGAACACGCTATCAATTTAAAGCACGAGATCGGTTTCTTTGACTTTCCTGGATACTGGGCTATTCCGATGTCTAAAGTGTATGAAATCCTTAAGCAGGATCAAACGGACTATGGAACCAGATACTATCATTCATTTGATACACCCGCTGAATTAAAAGGTGATGCTAAGGGGCTCTACGAGTACCTTCTTCGGCTTATAAAGAACGCTTAGCCCCCGTCAATTTTACCGAGAAATCACGATTAAGTGATAAATAACCTATGAATGAGATTAACTCTTACGACTTATCAAACAAGGAGATACTATGGCAACATTAAGTCAAATGGGGATTCCGGGTGCCGGCTTTGGCGTGTTGCATCCTAAGCAACAATATAGATGGCAGGTCACCTTCGTGAATCTTGCACGCTTAGTTTCAGGTGCTTCATCTCGCGAAATTACTCGTCAAGCTGTCAAGATGGACAGACCTAACTTGTCATTTGAAGAAATAAAAATTGAGCGCTATAACAGCACGGCTTACGTTGCTGGCAAGCACTCATGGGAAGCTATTAACATTACGGTTGAAGACGATATTACTGGTCTTGCAGCTTACGCTGTCCAAGGACAACTTGAAACTCAACAACGCTTGATTGGCGCCGACCTTGCAGGCACATGGTTGAATTCAGCAGCTACTGGTTCTGACTACAAGTTTGGTACTATCCTTCAACAGTTGGATGGTAACGAAGGTGTTGTTGAAACGTGGAAGCTTGAAGGTTGCTTCTTGCAGAAGGCTAGCTATAGTGGCCTTGACTACGGTTCAAGCGAAGCATTAACAATTGATCTTACGATTCGTTTTGACCATGCGCGTCAAGAGCTTACCGGTCAAGGATACGGTACAGCATTGGCTGGTAACCTTTAAACTTAGGAGAAACAAATTATGGCAACATCACCAACCCCTATCAAGGATCTTTTTGATTCCGTTCCCGGGGTTAAGACGGATTGGAAGGAAGATTGGAAGGAAGACGCTATAGCTGATTGGAAGGAAGATTGGGTTCCTCCAGCTCCTCCAGCATCACCAGCTTCTTAATAGGATAGCAACTTTTAAAAGGGACCGAACGGTCCCTTTTATTTTGCTTGGCTAAATCATCTTCCTCATAAATCATCTTCCTCATCTTCCAAGTAGTGCAGGTCCTAATAAATAAGTCATCCACATTTAGGAAATGCAATGTCAGATATCTCAGGTTTAATTGGTAGCACGGGCGTAGCTCTCGAGTCAGAAGCGTACCGCCAGTTCGGGGCTGCAGTTGAAAATCAGGTTAGTGGTGAGCTTGGAAAAATATTCACGACTGCTTCTACTCAAATAGCTGGCCCGAATGACGCTGCATCTGTCATTAAAAATGTTCAGACTGGGGTCTGGGATCCTACTCCATACGCTTCAGCTCTTACAAACTTTTCTGGTGGCTTTGATCCTAAGAATAAGTTCCTCTTCAAGGTTGAATTTAAATTCCACCCAGAGCCAGCGCAAATGGCTTCATCACTTGGCTTCAATGTCAATGACATCAGCCGAGACCTTACGTTCGTAGTTAAGTCAATCGATCTGCCAAAGGTAAAGTTTGACTATGAAGAAGTGAATATGTACAACTTCAAAACGAAGATTCTTAAGGGCATCGCCCATGAAAACCTTAACTTGGTCTTTTATGATGACGTTGCGAATCATGCTTTAGCTTTCGTTAATGCGTACATGATGCTCTTCAGCCCAATCACACGCAACAAACAGCAAGATGATGACAACATGGAAAACCATGGCTTCGCCTTTAATCCAAACTATCAAGGGCTTGACACTGGTAATCGCGGTGCTATTGCAAATGGTAATCGTGGTCGAAAGGACATCTTAAAGTCATTGACAATCGACCAGTTTTACGTGAACATGTCAGATAAGACTGCCTCAAGTCTTCCAAACTTGGTGCGCGTTAACAGCTTCATTTTCACAAATCCGCGTCTAGCAGAGTACAACACTCAAAACCAAGACCATGAAAGTGGTTCTGAAGCTGCAACAATTTCAGCCTCATTCGACTATGATGCTCTTCACATCACCCTTGGTGGTGATGGTATGGGAGCAACAACGGTGCTGGGCAACACATTCCCGGGTGGTGACATATTGAATGGCTACAGCGCTACTGAAGCCAACATCATTAGAGGCCAGTCTGGTTCTGCTGCTGGTAACAATCGCAATCCATTTATTGACATCCTCGCGCGCCAAGGTTCTAGAATGGCTCAGACGACTGTTAGCAATGCTCTTCGCGGAATGTTTGGTGATGTTGCGGGTGGAGCTTTATCAACTACAATCTCTTCAGTAAGTGGTACCCTTGGACAAGCAACGGCAAAGACTCTTGCTAATGCAGCAAGTGGTGTATCCCAAGCTATTGCCCGCCCATCTCCTACTCTTGTCACTGACAATGCTGGAGTTACAACACCACCTTCACAGGTAATTAGCAGTTCAGAATAATGGCCTTTAGAGCACGATTCATTCCTAAGAATGCTTCCAAGTACGTTGGAGACATTGAAAAAATATTTGCCCGCTCTTCATGGGAGCTAACAGTAATGAAATTCTTTGACTCATCTTCAGCTGTTATCAGATGGGGATCAGAAGAGCAGGTTATACCATACCTTAGCCCCGTAGATAGTAGAGTTCATGAGTACTGGCCTGACTTCTTTGTTGAGTACGTCGATAAGACTGGAGCTACTAAGAAGGAAGTCGTAGAGGTAAAACCACGTCATGAATCAGTAGAGCAGTATGCTAAGTCAGAACGATCAAAGGCGGCACTTGAAGTAAATGAAGCAAAGTGGAAGGCAGCCAATATCTTCTGTGAATCAAGAGGCTGGACGTTCAGGGTAATTACAGAGCACAGCATCTACCACCAAGGCGTTAAGCAGACTAAACCTCCGAAGGTTCGAAAGAAGAAGGAGCTAGTAAGTGGCTAACGTAACCAGACAGTCAATCGATCCACGGTTCGCTAAATACTCAGGTCATAAGATTCCTACATTCAGGTCATCCTGGGAAACAGCTTACGCTGGAGCTCTTGAAAGATCACCAGCCGTAAAGTCCTGGTCTTCTGAACCATTTAGCATCACGTACTACAATCCAATCAAGAAGCGCAACACGCTTTACTGGCCAGACTTTGTAGTTGAGTATGCTAATGGCTTTGTGTTAATAGTGGAGATCAAGCCATTGAAAGAAGCTCTTGCTGAAAAGGCTAGAACGCTTTACGATAAGGCAATGGTCCTACAGAACACGGCAAAGTGGCAGGCAGCTGCAGCATTTGCTAAGACACAAGGATGGGGATTCAGAGTCTATACTGAGAAGGACCTCGCTGGTCTTATTAACAAGAAGCAGACAGCAAGAACGAATCCTGCGAGACCAGGAAATAGAACCATTAGAACTAGAGGTATGAGAAAATGAAACCTGTTACATCAATGTCCCACCCACTCGAATCCGTCTTTGGAATGGAAGATGGTACTATTGACATCGCGCAGGAATATACGGTAGCTGAACAAGTTCCGCAAGGACAGCTTACTGAAGCTCCAGTAGATCACAAGGATGAGGATGACAAGGTCATTGAAGAACGTCTCGACTTGGTCTATGAGACTGCACTCCAAACATTCCACCAACAAACAGCTTATACCGAGATCATTGAACCTCGATATGCAGCCAGAAATGCAGAAGTTGCTGCCAATTACTTAAATATAGCTTTAGCAGCAGTGAACAGCCGCGCTAAGGTAAAGTCAGATCGTAAGAGAGCAAACCAAGTGTTCGCACCTTATTCACCAGGTGGAGGTAAGACAACCAACAACTTGGTGATTGCCTCCAGGGAAGAAGTATTACGTATGATCAATATTGATGGAATTAGTAAAGAGGTAAAATGATTTCGTTCAAGCAATTCCTGTCTGAGACAGCCATAAAGAAGTGGGATGTCGAACACATTGGCCTCGAGGGTCTGGTAACGCTTCTTAATGCCCAGTTTAAGTCTGGACTTGAGTCCATTAAGAATGGTAGCATCTTGTTTCGTGGGCTGTCTGGTGGAAAGAACGAAGCAGATGGTTATAAAATAATCGACACTACTAAAGCGCACCGAACATCTAGAGATACAAACAATATTTACCAGCTGCTAATGGATAATTCAGCGGGCTTTAAGGATTATCCAAAGAGAAAGAATTCACTTATCTGTTCAACTGGATTAACAACAGCTGAAAACTATGGCACTGTAAATGTTTTGATTCCGATAGATGGAACAAAAATAGCAGCACTTAAACATCCTGATATTTTTTCACAATCATTGCACACCCCACTTGTCCAATCAGGAATTGGGGTGCAGGAGGTGAGTAATGAAATTGAAATGTTTCTGAGAGAACTAGGACTGCGTGGCAATAAGGTATTTGATGATATGCAGGTGCTTGATGATTTTTTAACTAATGTTGCCCCGGACAAAATTATAAAAGCTATAAGTGACAGTGAAACTGGTAATTGCTTTAACTACACTGAATGCCTTAAGCTCTTCTCACGCTGTCTTGATGATAAAAAGATGACAACTCTCGCCAATGCGTTGTTCTCTCCTACCTCAATGGACATTAGACTGCTTACAGCGGGTGATGACATTCCACCTCACAATCAATTGGGGGTTGAAGCATGGTTCTCGGGCGTGGCAGTATCAATGCCACTGGCCACCTTTGCTGATATGCTTTATGATTTGAAGAAGAGCGGATTCCCAGTGCATAAATCATTCGACAAGTATATGAAGTTGGAACTTAAGAAGGCTGCAGAACGCTATGATGCACAGCTACGCAGGGACCAGTCAAATGAGTAATATTTCCTTTAAAGAATTCCTCGCTGATGCTGTCCTTAAGAAGCGGGACCAGCAAAACTTAAGCCTTAAGCTTGTTGAGTTTGGTAAGAAGCTTCCTCTTGATCGAGAGGTTTGGTTCTCAAGCAAAGCTATTTTGACTAAGGACGACAAGTTTGATAGTATTGACGACGCGACCAAACAGCAGAAGAAAATCAAGATCGAGGAAGAAGTTAATGACAAGATTTTCTACACTGACTTCAAGAAAGAAAAGGAAATCCTCGATGGTAAGTACAAGCTAGTTGCTACTTGTGGTTGGGTAAAGATGAATGCTAAGCCAGCACACAAGAGCGAACAGTTTAGAATAGTAGCTAAAACAGCAGGCGGCACTGAGTGTGGCTGGGTAAATTTCGAGAAGCATGGTGATCATCTAGAGGCTCTTGATCTTTCTGTGCAACCAGCTCACAGACGTAAAGGCATTGCTACTGAAATGTATAAGCTCGCACGAGAGTGCGGCAATGACGTAGCACCTTCTAAACTTCAAACAGGAATGGGTAAGACATTCTGGAATAAGGATCATTCAAAATGAGATTAAAAATGAGATTCAAAGAATTCATAACAGAGTGGTCAAACACAGCCAGTGGTATCAGAAAATCCTTAGAAAAGAAGGGCTATAAGTATATTGGCAAAGGTGTTGATCAATCTGCATATCTTGAACCAAAGACTGGTAGGGTGCTGAAAGTATTTGGCACTGGTCATGGTGGCGATGATGCTGGATTTTCTAAAGATCAATACATGTTTAAAGCCTGGGCTGCTTATTGTAAAAAGAATAGCACTAATGAATTTCTTCCAAAATTTGATGGTTGGGAATCATTTAAGTGGAAAGAAGAAATGTATCTTCAGATCAGAATGGAAAAATTACAGAAGCTTCCAGACGATCTTGCTAACGCTCTTGAAAATATCTCAGAAGAGATTGATCGATCACATAATAAAGCAAAGACAATCAATGACATTGTAATGCACGTGCACGAGCTAGACAATGAGGATGAATCCCCCATTCATCTTTTAAGATCACAAGCGGAAGCAATTGAAGAATTAATGGTTCTTCTAGGAGAAAAGGATTTTAGACTTCTTCTAACAACTATTGGTGATCTATCTAGAATAGCTTATGACGATGGTTATAGGTTTGATCTTCATGGCGGCAATTTCATGCATCGTAATGACGGTATTCCCGTCATCGTTGATCCTTGGGTAATATAAATATCTTTACACTTAGCATTCTCTATGATAGAGAAATACCATCTACTATATTTGTTCTGAAGTAACACAAGGACTACCGTGCAGTTATCTTTCAAAAATTATTTATTAGAATCTAGTTCGGACAAGGGCATCCTAAAGGCTATCTTTGTTATTGGAATACCTGGATCTGGTAAGTCTTACACTACTGCACAACTAAATGGGGTGGTATCCCCAAAGATTGTGAATACTGACAAAGCTTCAGAGTTTATGTCTGCAAAAATTGATAAGAAAATTAATTCTGAAACATGGGATGATTTTAAAGACTCTGCACACCGCATAACAAAGACTATGTTAATGAATTATCTGGACGGGGTATTACCACTATTCATCGATGGTACATCTAGTAATTTGAAAAATATCCATAGACGTATTGGCATTTTAAAATCGGTGGGCTATGATATCGGCATTATTAATGTGACTACATCACTAGAAACGGCAAAGAAGCGAGCAAAGGAACGAGAAGAAAAAATTGGTAGAGCTGTTGATGTGTCATTTATCGAAGCTAATTTTAAGAAGAGCGCTGAAAATGCAGCCGAATTAAAAAGTCAAGTTTCATTCTTTAGAGAAATCAATAATGATTCTGGCGTACTAGATGATGCTGCTATGAAAAAATTATTCAATGAAGTGCAAGACTTCTATTCTAAGAAAGTATCTAACCTTACTGGCCGTAGGGTTCTAGAAGAAATGAATAGCAAGAAGACCAAGTATCTTGCTCCAGAAATAATGTCAAGAAAAGAGTTAGAACTTCTTTGCAATGGATGGTACCGAGAATGATCTCTTTTAAACAATTCTTAAGCGAAGCATCTGAGTTTGACTTAGAAAAATTCAAGAAAGAGTGTTCTGTATATCTTGCCATGCTAAAGGGTACGCATGGCCGACAGATGCTATATCGCGGCACCCACAATATACCGAAAGACTATCAAGTAGAAACTTGGAAAGAACGTGAAGGACCCAGAGATTCTTCATTCACTATGCATGACGGTATTAACAAATACTTCGAAGACAAGTTTGGCGTAAAGGCTAGAGACTGGATGTTCTGCTCAGGTAGTCCTAATGATGCAGCAATCTACAGTGCAAGTCGTAAAGACCTTACTATCATTTTTCCAATAGGCAATTTTGAATGGCTTTGTGCAACTGACGATGATGCTCATGATATGACTGGTTTCTACAACCGGTGCGGTGGTCGTAATGATCCAACATATGACAATCCTGAAATTGAAAAGAGTAATAAGCTTGCTGTAGAAATTATGAAAGATAAGATGGAAAAATGGCATTGGAAAGATAGTGAGGACATTGTTGGATGCATAAAGTCTAATAACGAAATAATGTTCAGATGTGGTAAGTTTTATGCTTTCAATCATAATGGACCTACTGCAGAAAGCCCTGAGTTTCAAGACTTCTTTCTATCAATCTGATCTAACCTACTTCTTCTGGACATTCGATAAATAAGCTATCATATTGGAGACACTAATGAAACTTACACAGCAACTTCTTTCTATTTCAGAAGAATCAGCAGTAGCAAAGTCAGCTCAGCTGCAAGCAGACTTACTAAAGGCTCACCAGAAAGCTAAGAAGGTCAGTGCAGATCAAGGCGTAGTTCAATACATCAATAAGGATAAGAACACAGGTCGCATTTATGCATCTGATTGGTATGATGACGATGAAACTATTGCATCATACAACAATGGTAAGCTAAAAGGTGCAGTCAAAGAAGAAATCGTTCCTTTATCAAAATTAAAACCAGGAATGAAGATTCGTTGGGTAGAAGACGGTGACGAAAAAATAGGCACTATTATTGCTGATCCAAAATATAATGGTGGGATGAGAATCGGGGGTCGTTCTGTTAAAAATATTTTCGATCAAGGTTCTACAACAGAATTAACAATCATAAAAGAAGCTTCCGAACTGAATGATGCCACCATTAATTACATGGAAGATAAGAAGAAAGAGGGTGCTAATAAGAATGCTGATCTAATGGAGGAAGATGATGAAGATTATGAAGATGATGAAGATTATGAAGATGATGAAGATGATGAAGACCCAAATACTTTCTATGTAGCATTCTGTTATGAAGATGAGCACCGCTCATGGATTGGTAAAGTCACTAAGACAAATGGTGGTAAGTGGCGTGAAGAGAAGTATCAAGGTAAGCCCGACTATCATTGGGGCACTTCATACATGAGCTACTTGAAGCCACAAGACGTTATGAACTGGATTCATAAAGACTATAGCTCTCGTCGTGGTTTGGAAATTGAAGGTCCATTCTTTACTCCAGCAGAAGCTATTGAGTATGCAGAACACAATGGGGGTTCTATTAAAGAATCAGTTGGGATGACGGAAGCCCAAGCTTATACTGACTTTGAAGATTGGAAGCAAGCAGTTTTGAATTCATATCCACGACAAGCTAAGAAGATTAAATTCAAGGGTCGCATGGAAGGTGGTAAGGATACTATCTCTGCTGAAGTTCCAGGAGAAGACCGTTGCTATGGCGTGTGGAGTCAAGACAAAGAGAAGGGTGTTGTTCTTTCTGAAGCTGCAAAGGACATGATTGAAGCTTATGGAATTCGTGGTATGAAGCGTACTCCGTGGCGGCGTACCTTCAAGAATGAGGATGCTCTCATCAAGTGGGCCGAGAAGAATGATGCTGAAGTATATGGCCAGCGTGAAACTGATTATGCTATCGAGCTCAACAAGAACAGCAAGCATAAGGGTGAGAAGGTTTCAGAAGCGTTTAAGGGTAGCTTTAACGACGACGATTGGTATGAAGTAAATCCAAAAACAAATGAGGTTGTTAAGTACGCTGGTGGTAAGGATAGCTACAAAACTGTTTATGGCGGTGAGCACAAGCTTGGCAATGGAAATGTTGTAATGCGTGGTATGAAGGCTAAGCACCTTAAGCCAATTGAAGAAGCATTAGACCTTTCTAACTTCTCACCCGAGATTCAGTGGCGCAAGAATAAGATTGCTGTGCTTGAAAAGCAGATTGAGAAGAAACCATCCGTCGCAAAGCAGATTAAAGATCCGAAAAGACAAATAAAGGAAAAGGAACTTGCAATGACATTTAACGAAGCTAAGGTGCCACGCAAGGGTTCCATTGCCTATAATGCAATGATGAAACGCAAGGAAGAAGAGAATAAGCCAGAGAATATCAAGAATACTGAAAAGATTGGTAACACGAACCATATGGTCGGGACAGCTAAGGTAGTGCATGACGAAGCTAATGAAGGTATATCTCCTTACAAGCCAAATGCGCGAGTAAAGATCATCTCTGGGCCTAAGGACTGCATTGGTAAGGAAGGAACGATTGGCGAGGTAGTTACTACCAATGGTCAAAAATCCTACACCGTTGACTACGATCATGACTACAAGTCAAGCAAACCTAACTTCGGTGCTAAGTCAGTGAGACTTCAACCAAGGGACATCAAGCTTATTCGTGGGCCAGTAAAGGAAGCAAAAGATACTCAGCTTGAGGTTATTAACAGATCTCACATAGAGCATGGCCTTCCTAAGAAAGTTCTCTTCACTGGCAACAAGGAAGAGTGCTATGAATTCATGCGTAAGCACAAGTCTCTTCTCATGGATCTTATGGATAAAGCTACGGGAAAGTTGGTGTCCTATGTCCTATAAGCCATCATTTCGCCAGTTTATTGAAGAACAGACTCTTCAAGCGACCATTAATAATGTTGCGATGCAGATGGTCGGAGGACCGATTCAAAAGATTGACTCCATCAAGGAAAGAGATATTGAAACAGCAAGAGAACTTCTGCACCGCTTTGTAAAGGCAGCAGATGGTTCTTGGATAATCAATGTGTTCAAAGCGACATGGGGTAAGTTCATTCGAATTGACCCACCTAAGGGTTCTCCTGCACCACAGGAGTTCTATGTTCCAGTTAATAAAGAGGAAGAATATGCTACTTAAACAACTAATGGAAGTTAAGACCATCAAAGAAGGTCAGATGAAGAATGCAATTATGGATACGGTTGAAGACCAGTGCCGCAATGCAGATATTCCAAAGGGCGCATCATATGATCAAGCAGTTGCTGCTATCGTAAAGAGCATTCGCAAAACAGACACCATAGCTGCTGAGTGCTCAGTATCAGAACTAACTGGCTATGTAAAGGAATACTTTACTGAGGACGAGTATGTTGCAGAATCTGCAGACCTTGCTAAGCAACTTGTTTGTGGCGAAGACGCGTCAATGAATCCTAACTTTGCTTCTACTCAAGGTGAGCAACCTTCCGACGTAGCTCAAGCACCAGCTCAAGCACCACTTCCACCAGAACAAATTGGTAAGGCTGGTGATTACCTCGTCATGCTTGATCAAAAGTCTGAAATTGTTACGATCACGAAAGGCGGACAGGTTATTACCAGCATGCCACTTGTTATTTGGACTCAACTTAAGAGAAGCTAAATATTATCATCCAGAGAATTTCTTGCAGAAGCTGTCATTAGTAAGATGCCGGACTTTGAGGTGGTGAATGTGAAGAAAGCTATTAAAGCTTTCTTCATAAAAACTACGGAGCGCACCCACGGTGGTGGGTGCTTACAGTCCTGAAAAGACTGGTTTTAAGGTTCTCACCACTAAAACGCTCCATACCGTCTCAGAAACAACTGAAGTTTGGGTTGGTGGTAAAGTAGTTTTTATCAGACCTGACCTACTGCAAGAAGTAAAGGAAGCTCTTAACGAGCACCGATTGCCTTCCTGTCACTATAAATAAATTGCAGGTTATTAAAACGTCTCACGTGTCCCTGCGATATTATAGGAGATAATTATGGCAGGAAATGAGCTCATTAAACGAGCATATACGGAATCGGAATATACCCCCGAGCTTATTCAAGAGCTCGTAAGGTGTCAAAAGGACCCCGTCTACTTTATTAGAAAGTACGTCTGGCTCCAGCACCCAAAGCGCGGTAAAATTCTATTTGACTTGTATCCCTATCAAGAGGAGCTTATTCACGCGTGTGAGAACAATACCCGTGTTATCGCTCTTATCTCCCGTCAGATGGGTAAGACGCAGACCATCTCCATGTACCTTTTGTGGTATGCGATGTTCCACCGAGATCAAACGATTGTCATCGCTTCTAAGAACAATAGCCACGCTATGGAAATTATGGATCGTATCCGCTTCGCGTACGAAGAACTTCCGCACTGGCTAAAGGCAGGTTGTAAGTACTATAACAAGCACAACATTGAATTCGACAATGGTTCCCGCATTAAGTCTGAAGCTACTACCGAAAAGACTGGTCGGGGATTGGCAATTTCAAAGCTTTACCTTGACGAATTGGCCTTCATCTCACCACGCGTTCAAACTGAAATGTGGCGCTCACTATCGCCAACTCTTTCAACTGGTGGTTCTGCTATCATCTCATCTACTCCTAATGGTGATACTGACCTGTTTGCTACTCTTTGGCGTGGTGCTAAATCAGGTGAGAACAACTTCAAGCCAGTGTTCTTCCCGTGGCACCTTCACCCTGATCGCAAGGAAGAGTACATTAAGCAGATGCAGGGCGAACTTGGTCCTGTAGGTTTCCGACAGGAAGTTCTGTGTTGCTCAAGTTGGGCCTCTATAAATACTTCTATTGGTAAAACCACTTTAGAAGAACTTTATGAATGCCTATTAGAAGGGCAAGAGCAGGTGTATCACATCAATGTTTGACACGAAGGATTACAACCTGACGACTGGGGGGCATTTCAAGCATGTGGTGACCCCAGGGCGCACCTCTTCCGCACTACGGAAAACTGGACTGCTTCTTCTGATAAGTATAGAAAACATTCGAAGAACATCCGAATGTTCTTGCAGCAAGAACTAAGATAATTCACGAAGCTAACTTAAAAGCAGGTGAGGATGGTTAACGGTTACAAGCGCACTGCAAAAGGACGAAATCTATGTTCTGACGCGTGTTGAAAACAAAAAGATTATAGAGTTCTATGGTAACTATTGGTATGCTTGCCTAAAAAGTACAGACCTGATGAAGTGGTAGGTTGTAAAGGCCAAACATCACGGCAAATCTGTGACGCGGATGCCACCAAGATCAAGTTGGCAGAAGATGCATGGTATCAAGTTAAGATAGTATAAGAACCGGAATACAAGAAAAACCTAAGAAGGTGGTAGATGAATGCATAGCATGGCTCAAACAATAAAGAACACAAAGGGCGTTAAAGTTCAAACTCCAACTGGGATGAAGAATTTTAGCGGTATGTCTAAAAGCTGGCATGAGCAAGTTGTTGAAATAGTATCAGCAACAAGAAAAATAACGTGCGGGATGAAGCATAAATTTCTTGTTGAGCCAGGTTGGGTTGATGCTGAGCACATTGAGCCGGGTATGTCATTTACGACAATTGATGGCAAGGATGATCCTATCCTTAGTGTTCAGGTTAAAAATGATCCACAGTGGTTGTATGATCTACTTGATGTTGAGGGTGGTAGTGCCTACATAACAGAGGGGGTCATATCGCACAACTGTGAATTTATTTCATCAGACGCGCTGTTGATGGACTCACTTAAACTGTCCTACATTAAGGCCACACCTCCGGTTACCCAGAACATGGGCTTTAACTTCTGGCGAGAGTCAATAGGTGGGCGAGGTAAGACGTACTTAGTAGGTGTAGACCCGGCTACTGGTAACAGTAAGGACTTTACTGTCATTGAAGTTATCGAGTACCCGTCAATGGAGCAGGTGGCAGAATTCAGAAGCAACACCGTTCACATTCCACTGATCTATGCTAAGCTCAAGTGGTTGTTTAAGTTCCTTCATCAACCTGATCCAAACAGGGGTAGAGCTGAAATTATCTGGTCATTTGAGCGCAACGGTGTTGGTGAAGCTCTTGTTGCAATGATTCAAAATGACGACTCTATGGATGGTGGTATCTACCTTGACGGTGTTGAACTGTACAATGAGAGCTCAACCAGTCAGCGCCTTGGTTGCTACACTACTGGTAAGTCAAAGCTTCTTGCCTGTATGCAGCTTAAGAACCTTTTGGAAAAGGGAGATGGTATCAAGATCAACTCAGAACACTTGCTATACGAGCTTCAGAACTTCGTGGCAGTTAATGGCACCTACCAAGCTAAGCAGGGTTGTACTGATGACACGATCATGGCAATGGCGGTTGTTATGAAGGTTCTCGGCAGACTCGCATCATACGATGACAAGGCAAGAAAGCTTGTGTATGAGTCAGTTGACCCGGACTCTGACAAGCTTCCGGAGGAAAACCCAGATCAATTTGGAGATGACTACGTTCCGTTTGCAATAGTCTGATAAATAGATTCAAGATCAGTAAGGCCGGAAAGCTGTTCTGAATTTTTAATGCGACCCGGCGCATGGAGTAAAAATGTCAAATAATATCACTTGGACAAGTGGTGGTACAGAAGGTATTCTCGGGAAGTCAACAATTGTTCTTCCACCTAAGACCCTTAACCAATCTTCCACATCCCTATCCCTTACTGGCAAGGGGGTCTTCAACTATGGTGAGTATCAGCAGGAAAATTTCCTGCGCATCCTCGAAAGCTTTGCATCTGCAAACATACCAGCAAACCCAACGATAGGTCAAATTTGGTTTAACACGACTGAGAGCACTCTCTATGTCTGTGCCGACTCCCAAACCGTTCCAGCTACCATGCAGCAGTACCATATAAATGGTCGCTACGTTTGGCTTAAGGCTGGTAGCTCAACTGCAATTGGGGATATTTCTGTAGGTCTAGGCTATATCCCAGCTCCACCCGTTGCAATCGCGTCCGATTCTCAGACAGCAATGTCAGTTGCTATTACGGGTGGCGGCACCCAAACAACTCTTCACATCAACAAGTCAGATGGTACGCACGATGGTTACCTAGCAGCTGCGGACTGGTCTCGCTTTGACACCGTGCAAAGCAAGTTTCCAACAACAAGCACTGGAACCATCATGGTGACTGATGGTGACACGATGACTGGGCCACTGATCCTCGCAGGTGATCCAACTAATTCAAATGGCGCTGCTACCAAAAATTACGTTGACAACCACAGTGTATCGAGCATCATAGCTGGAAGTAACATTACGATTGACCACAGTCAGGGTAACGTAACTATTAGCGGTATGCCGGGAACGGTTACTAGTGTTACAGTTGGTGGTACAGCTGGCAGAATTACTGGTTCTGGAACGATTACATCATCAGGCTCAATCGCTCTTGACCTAGCAACTTCTGGAGTATCCGCTGGTTACTACGGAATGGCAAACGTAAATGTTGACGCCTACGGTAGAATCACAAGCGCAGTTCCCGGCACTCTAACAGTTCAAGGTACTGGTGCTCTTAGTGGGGGCGGAACTATTGGATCTGGTGGCACTGCTACCCTTGACATGGCAGTAATCCATGGCGGTGGTTACTTCACTAATGCGAGCGTTCAGCTTGACGGATATGGTAGAGTAATCGGGGCTTCTTCTGGCACAAATACAGCAACAGCTCCAAATAATAGTGGTGGTATTGGATCATGGGTTGTTCTTGGTAGCGGACCGAGTGGTGATGGCGTTCCAGCCCAACTACCCCCAGGTGGAACATGGGCTTACTTTGTGATGAATATCGTGGATGATGGTAACGTAACTGATATTGAAAGTCTCGCTGGTGTTGCGGCTGGTGGTACACTTCTGGTTGGTAGCGCTGTCTTCCACTCAGGTCAAGGATTTGCTTGGAGAATTGCATAATGTCTAAACTAACCAATCTTGGATTTTCTGGTCCATACAACTTAAATGCTGATGGTAGCGTTAACGCAATCTTCAAAACCTACCCATATCACATTCATGAGACTGCTACTCCTGAAGCGTGGATGGCTCTTCAAGCAGATCTTGCTGACGCTTCTTCAGGAGTGGTTCTGGTTCCTTACGTAGAACCAGTTATTAATCCTGCTGAGCAGCTTCGCATTTTAAAGTCGGCAGCAAGTGCAGCTCTCAACCAATCTGACACTGTGGTTATCCGATGTGCAGAAGCCGGTGTGGCTGTTCCTCAGGACTGGAAGGACTATCGTTCAGCTCTTAGAGCGATTATCTCTGGAACAGCAATCGTTGCTCTTCCTGTAAAACCAGCCTATCCTGCTGGAACATAAGATTACTTTCGGTCTGACATTGTAATATAATCTAACTTAGATTAAGGATCAGACATGTACAAATTTGCAGGATATGGTATCAAGATTGGTGGCGACATTGCTCAATTCGCCCGCAACTTTGAAATTGCCACGACGATTAAGCAGCAAAAACATTTAAACGATGATGCTGTTGTCATGCTTTACGTCTTTGAACAGCTCAAGGAAATGGCTCCTGTTAAAACGCAAACCGACGATGCGATAGACCTTACAAAAGAAGATGATGGAACAAATTGAAGGATTTATGGTATTTTGGATCGATGTTACTGACATCGGTTCGCGTAGTGCATTTTTCAGCCACGAAGATTATGCTGACCCAATGGGTGAAGCGATGAAGCTTATGGCTGAACTTCGTATTGAACCTCAGAACCAATTTGTTACGATGGCATCACAGAACAAGAATTCTGTCGGTAAGTCAGGAGTTGATTCCATTGTTGATGGGAAGACTCCAGACGGTTATGCATATGAATGGTCCAAGGCGGGAAGGGCCGGTAAAATGAAGCGTTCTCGCCACGCTGCAAGTTCCAGTTAGAACTGCAGATCCAGCAGCGATGTCAGAAATGCTAACTGATCCGACTATTTCTACCACTTTAGAGTTCAAGTTGTAACAGAGTAACATAAAAGTAACCTTAATTTGGTTACTTTGTTACACAAATAACTGTGTTCATTTATCAGGTTCTGTTGTATAATAACTTATCAACGGAAACAAATGATGAATCTGCCTTTTAACTTTATCGGTCATTGCTACTCTTCAGACAATTTCCTTTGGAGTAAGGAATACGGTCATTTCTCCGCCAATATTGCTGAAGTTCCCTCAGTTCTCCGTCAAATGTTCAATGATTCGATGGACCTTGGTTTCGCGATGCGTTCCTCGAAGACAGGCAGCATTGTTTACTTCACTCTTGAAGATGTTTTTCGTAACTCAGATGGTGATGTTATCCGATGGGATTTTGTTCCTACTGCTGCTACAGTGAATGCACATCCAGCATTACGTTCTGTTAAGGTTACCATCTATAACGACTGAAAGAGGAAAATGGAATTCTCAGTTGAAGGAAGCGCCAAGAATAGCAAGTTTGCAAATGCTTTGATGCCCTCGATTATCAAGCAACTCAAGATCGAAAACAGTGTTTCTGCGGTTTGTGTGATCATTGATGATGGCTTTGGTGACAATGAGGGTATTACGGTTAACATGGGTATTAGTGGTGTTGATTGCATCTTGGTTGTGATCAAGCCCCAACTTCTTCGTGGCAATAAGTTCTTGATTGCTCACAAGGAACTCGCTTTGTCTTTAGCACACGAGATGGTTCATGTAAAGCAATTGGTAAAGGGTCAGTTAAAGAGTATGGCTGATGGTTCTCAGACCTGGTTAGGAAAGAGTTATCCAGCAGATACACCATATTTGGATCGTCCATGGGAGATTGAAGCATTCTCCCGTCAAGAATTGATTATGCGGCGGGCCATAGAATTGATGTGATTACGAAAGTTCAAGATCGTTATAAGCACCGCGAAAGTAAGGCACCAGTGGTTGAGGTTGAATTTGGCTATGACATGATTAATTATGCATTCCTCTGTGATGCTGGTAATGGTTTCATTTACACTGCTCCAATTGCCGATTTTCTCAAATAGTATACCACCTATGCTAAGGTGAAATGTAAATGTGGACTCTTCTTCTAGTCATTCTGATAAATGGTGGAGAACAAACTAAATTTGAAACCCACGTTTACCAAACAGAAGAGCAGTGTATAATAGCTCAACACAGGTTTGAAACAGCAAGTACTTATGGTTATTGCAAATTAACAAAGGAAGAATCAGATGTGCATCACCACTTTTCTCCACGATAGTGAATTGAATGTTCCTACCTCTAATGAGGAGTTGAACAAGATATTAAAGACTGTTCGTGATGAGACCAAAGAAGATTGGCAGGTTATCGAACGCTCTTATGTTCAACGTAAGATTTTCAAGAAGCCTGTTGTTGTAAAGTATTTTGAACTTTACAAGTGGATTGGCGGATTCGGTCCTTGGCAGTTGATAAACTTTTATCGGGCCAATTCCGAAACATCAATCAATACTGAGAATTCTGCAGATGTCGTGGTATCGTTTCTGATGGGAATTCGTTCTGGCTTTTATACTAAAGGTGCAAAAAATGCAAGTTGATCAAATCAAGACCCAAATCGAACTAGCTCTTCAAGCTGCACGGGCTGCAGCTCAAAAGATGATCAATGATAATCCAGATGTCTGGTATCCTTGCGGTTTTGCATGGGTAAAGATTCGTCCAGCTCGTGGTCCAGTTGTAAAGGCTCTCAAAGAGATGGGTCTTGGAAAGGTAGATAGCTACGCTGGCGGATACATGGTTTATAACCCAAGTGGTAATGCTACTCAATGGATGGATGCAAAGATTGAAGGGGCCCGTGCTTTTGCTGGTGTGCTCAAGAAGATGGGAGTCAATGCAACTGTACAATCTAGAATTGATTGATGGAGCAGCATTTCAAGCACATGGCTCCAGAGGCATCGAGATTTTATACTCGATGTGTAAATGAGATTTTACTGAACATCTTTGCTGTTCGAGCTGGTCATTATGGACGATACATGCAAGAGATGAAGGATGATGAAGACCTCCAAGAATGGAGGGAATGTTTACCTTTAGTAACAGCCATTATGGCATATAGAATGGGACAAATATGATGAAAAACATAGCAAGGCAAGTCAAGATTTATCCGAAGTTTTCTGCTGGAGAGTGGCAGCTGAACACTGCTTCCAGGGATTGTAAACCTGCTGCAGATGCTTTGAATAAAGCTCTCAGGCTGGCAGTGAATACTGATGGTAGCACCAAAGACACTGCCCAAGAATACATGATGAGCATCATGCGACAGTTTGCTGAGTATGGTGCTTATGATTCAGAACCTATCTGGTTTTTGCGGGATGTTCTAACTCAAGTTTACAAACGACCCTAATAAGATTATAATGGAATTTTGGAGATAATGTTGTCTGATGTACAAGAACGTTTCGATGCTTTCTTTAAGCGTTTTCGAATGACTCAAATGTGGCGCGACATGGTTAACACTCGTGAAGATAGCACATGGCATCGTGAAGAGAACGTGTCAGTGCATACGCGCATGTTGCTGGATTGGTACAAAGATAACCTGTTCAACTATCGTAATGATGTGCAGCGTGTTTTGACAATGGTAGCCTGTCTGTTTCATGATGTGGGTAAGCCACCAGCTCAAGTGGTAAAGACCTCTGCCGAGCGTGGTGAGTATCGTTCCTACCATGGTCATGAGCAATTGTCTGCTCGCATGTGGATAGATTATGCGATGTCTAACCAAGAGATGGTAAAGGAAACCCTGAGACTGTCCAACTTAGATATCTCCAACATAGCGCTGATGATCGAGTATCACGTTCCATTTATGCTGAAGGATAAGAAGAAGCGTAAGGCTCTAAAGGAATCTCTGATTAATCGAATGGGTAATGCTGGGCATCAAGCGTGGCTGGATATGCTGCTGTGTGATACCCATGGCCGTAACTCTGATGATCAAGCTGAAAATCTGGCCGCTGTAGATGCCTGGATGAAGGGCTGGGAAATAGTATAATACAAGATCAAGAGACGGCTGAATTGAAGCTTCAGCTTTACTCGCTCACTAGTAGATGTAAAATCGAATGGCGAAGGAGCTATTGAATTAGCGTGAGCACATAGCGTTTCATCTCTACTAGTACAACATCATTAATGGGGCTGGAATTACCAGTCAAGTCTGGAGAAGAGAATGGCTAAGGTTTGTTTTGTCATGGTTGGTGTATCTGGTTCGGGCAAGTCCACGACCATATCGCGCATCAAGAAGATTGCTGGTGATGGACTACACATGGTCTTCTCCCTGGATAACTGTCGTATTCGTTTCCTGATGTCAAAGACTGGAATGGTTTCTGACCTGGATGATGAGAAGTCCATCTACGAGATGGCTTTCCAACATGCAAATGATAATCAGAAGGAGTTCGACGCATTCGTAAATGAATTGTGGGCTAAGTGCCTGGCTGCAGATATTCTGTTTGTCGACAACATGAACCTGACTCGTAAGTCTCGGGCTCGTTGGATTCAAGATGCACGTTCGAAGAAGTTTGCGATTTGGGGTGTTGAGATGATGACTCCTCTGGATACCATCCTCTCTCGTCAGTCAACTCGTACTGATAAGACTGTGCCTGAATCTATGGTACGTGATATGTACATGCGCCAGCAATCTCTGATGGTTGGTGATGAAGTAGATTTTCTGGTTGTTGTAGACGGCTCCAAAGATCGAACAGCAACTGAAAGGTATCCTGTTCCGGGCTGATTGATATCCTGAACACTCCAAATCCTATTACTAAAACGGTGTACCTGGATGTGTTCAAAGACAAGGGTTACTACTCTAAAAGCAGCCTCATTACAAGTGGAGCTTTGCTCATACTCCTGCTGAGGCTATGTAATATGCAACTGAAAAGCGGGTACTAGAGCAAAGTGGGGTAATTCTGCATTGTCAAATTTGCTCGTCAAGGCTGAAACAAAGTCACCAATACTTCTGAAACTTGGCGAGAAGAAAGCAGCACAGGGACCCATCGAGAAGATCACTCTGACTTCTTTAATTGCAAAATAAGAGTTTACTACACCGCCAGCGCAGTGTATAATAACCTTTACAGACAATGCAATGTTGTCTAGATGATGACTTTGTTCAAGAGTTCTTCTTGAACCACCCATGATGAATTTAATGTCTTAACTACATACTGGTTGAGCGTACTATAAATATTTTGTGCAATTCAATTGCACAGTTTATTTTACTTTGATTTTTAATTTTTAGGAGAAATTTATGTCCAGCGCAAAAAACAAACTTGAAGCTCTAAAGAGCGCCTTTGATAAGAAGGCCTCCACTACAGGTGGAGGCGACCAATCTTGGAAGCTTAAGTATCCCTTCTGGAAAATGCCAGATGACTCTACAGCAGTTGTTCGTTTCCTCCCCGACCTTGACGACGAAAACAGCCTCGGATTCCTTGTTGAAAATCTTCAGCACGAGTTGATTATTAATGGGCAGAAAAAGACTGTTCCTTGCCTTTCCATGTATGGTGAAGATTGCCCAATCTGTGCTCTTTCACGTAAGTACTACGATGAGAAGAATGAAGAGATGGGTAAGAAGTATTACCGCAAGAAGTCCTACATCGGACAGGTAATTGTTATCGAGTCCCCAATTGAACATGACCAATCTCAACTTGTTAAGTTGATCGAATTTGGACCAGCAGTGTTCAAACAAATCCAAGCTGCATTCCAGTCTGGAGACTTGGAAGTACCTCCTTACGAGCTTAAGGGTGGATACAACTTCCGCATCAAGAAGACAAAGAATGGTCAGTACGCTTCTTACACCACATCCAGCTTTGCTCCTAAGCAATCTGATTTGGAAGATGAGATTCTTGAAGCCATCAATCTTTACAACCTTGCTGACTACCGTGGTGCCAAGATGGACCGTGCTACAGTTGAAGCTCTGCTTACAGCAGACCAAACTGGTGCAGCATTCAAGGAAAGTAGTCATGATGAAGATGAAGCTCCTGCTGCAAAGCCAGCTCTAGTAGCTAAGCAAGCTCCAGCACCTACTCCTGTAGAAGAGGAAGCACCTACACCAGCTAAGACTGGTTCTGTCCTTGAACAACTCAAGGCTCGCGCTAAAGCTAAAGCAGCAGCTGAAGCTCAGTAATCCACAAATAGGAATGCTTGGGGGATAATTACCCTCCAGCATTTCCTTTCACGAGGAAAAATATGGCCGGATTATCATTTCTAAAAGATTTCCAAAAGGCTGCTAAGAAAATCAGTACGATCTCTATTGGGGTTCGACAGGTTAATGAGTGGCTTTCATCTGGAAATTATGCATTAAACTACTCGCTCACTGGCGACTGGAATAAATTTGTACCACTTGGCCGCTCTACAGCTCTTGTAGGCCCATCTGGTTCAGGCAAATCATTTCTAGCAACCTCTGCTATTCGTGAGGCACAGCGATCGGGCTGGCACGTATTGCTTCTTGATTCTGAAAATGCTCTTGACATTACTTATCTTCAAAAGATTGGTGTTAAGATTGACGAAGACTCAATGACGTATGTCAAGGTCACCATGATTGAAGATGTGAACCAAGTTCTCTCTGAGTTCTTTAGTTCATACATCAAGAGCTATGGCACTAATAATTATGATGCCCCTCGTGTTCTTATTGTTATTGATTCTTTGGCTATGCTTGCATCTACCACTGAATTGGAAAACTATGAACGCGACGGCACTGTTAAAGGTGACCTTGGTCAGCTAGCAAAACGTCGTAAGGCAATGTTGAAGATGCTTCATGGCAAAATTGCAATGCTTCCAATGGCACTCGTGTTTACCGACCACGTCTACCCGCAAGACATCATGATGGGAGATGGCGCATGGGCAATGACTAACAGCGTTAAGTTCTTCCCGTCTATTACTGCTTTGGCTACCAAGCTTAAGTTGAGGGAAGGTACTGACATTGTCGGTATCAGAATGCGAGTTGAAACATACAAATCGCGCTTTGCGAAAATCGGAAGTAAAGTTGAACTTGAACTTCCATACAGCACTGGATTATCTCCATTCTCTGGTCTAGCAGAGCTTTTGGAAGATCTTGGTGTGATTACAAAATCTGATGTTCCTGGTAAGAAACAGGGATGGATGATGTCCGTTGGGCCTATTGATGGTGAAACATATTTCTTTAAGCCTGACAACATGACGCACGAAGATGCAGCAAAGCTCTTCAAGCACCCTAAGGCACAACCAACAATTGCAGCAGATGAGATGCCAGAACTTCCTGATCTCGATGCTGAAGAAGGAGAATAACATGGCAAAAAATACATACGGTGAATCAATCACAATCGAAATCGTTTCAGGCGGTTTCATTCTTACTTACCCAGTTAAGAGCGATCAAGCATCTGACTCTTATGACAGCGCTCAACGTGAAGTATTTGCTTCACCCCGCAAACTAAATAAGAAAATCCAAGAGGTTATCAAGGACATTGGGCTTGTAGCTGACGAAGACTAAGTAACCAAACCAGGAGAGGGCTAAATTTAGCCCTCTCCCTTTCAAATGAATAATTTTTTGACGTATTGCGCTCTAGCAAAATTCAAACATCTAATTGAGTCTACGCCCGGGTGTGTAGCTGTTGCTCTCACTGCTGGTAAAGGTGGTGGGTTTGAAATAGAATTTTTGTTTTCTTCCGGGTCAAAGAGTGATATAATGATCTCTAATTCACCCAGAGTCTTTACTGATGTTCCAACCCTTCAACTCATGAAGGAAGATTCAGTAGATTTCAGTTATGATTCAGGGGAATTCATAATAACAAAGGATTCAAATGTCATTCCTGCTTTTGCTTGAAGAAGATAAATTAGGCGCGGTGTTGGATAGATTACCGGCCTATGAAAAGAAACTTCAAGACGCTGAGCCAATCTTCAAATTAGAAGGCAGACGTCTTGAAGAGATTGCTAGAACACTTCCACACTATCAGGCCTCTTATGATCAAACTCTTCAAGAGTTGAGAGCTCTTGAAGAGTGGTTGAACAATTTAAAAGAGAAACGTGTTGCTAAATACTGGAAAAAGTATCTGGAAGGTTATCAGCGCACACTTACCTCTCGCGATATCCAAGCATACATTGCTGGCGAAAAAGAAATTGTTGAGCTCAATCAAATCATCATTGAAGTTGCTCTTATGAAGAGTAACGCTTTATCTATTGTAGAGGCTATTAAGAATCTTGGATGGATGGTAGGTCATATAACTAAATTGAGAGTTGCAGAAATGCAAGATGCTGTACTATGAACACACCAGGATTTACAGGAAAATTTAAAGTTGATGAAGATCTTCTTAGCTAGATTGCTGGTCTAGAAGATAAAGAGTTGTCAAAGTATTCATACACTTTTGCTGCATAACACAAACTAGAACGGCACTTCTAAATCACATGAAATGTATTCTGCGAATAACCGATGAAGTATGGTGCCAGATATCTGGTATAATGCCTGGGCATGTAGAGACATTAGTAAAAGCATTTTCTGTTCACCCAGAAGGTTATTTTTTTATGCCTGCCTTCAAGCTTGGGAGATGGAACGGATATATCCAATTTTATTCTCCAACAGGTAAGACCTATGTCCGTCTATTAGATCAGGTTATCCCTTACTTAGAGAAGTGGGGATATGACATTGAGCTGATAGATAATCGAAAGTACTTTGAACCTCCTGTAGTTGGCGGTAAGCTTTTGACTATTGACCCTGCGGGCATTGCTCTCACTGCTTCTGGGACTAACATAATGGGCGATGATGTTGTCGTTGGCGGAAAGGTATTCAATCTCCGCCCATACCAATTACAGTGTGTTCAGATTGCTGTAGAGAATGGAAGTGGTTTCATTATCGCAGGAACTGGTGCAGGCAAAACCTCCATCACAGGTGCTCTCTCCTACTACTATGCCAATGCCGGCTATAAAGTAATCACGATTGTTCCATCCGGTGATCTTGTAGACCAAACAGCTGAGTGGTATGAACTCCTAGGTCTAGATGTAGGCACCTATTCTGGTACAGAGAAGGACCTTGACCACATGCACATCGTTGCAACGTGGCAGGCAGTACAGTATAATCCTACAATCATGCATGACTTTCAATGTCTGATTTGGGATGAGTGTTTTTGTGGTGAGACTCCTGTATTGATGTCTGACATGACGGAAAAGAAAATAAAAGACGTTCGGGTCGGTGATTATGTTTTATCAATGGACGCAAACGGAAATTTCGAGCCTTGTAAAGTGTTAAAAACTCACATTAATTTACCAAAATCTAAGGTAAAAATGCTTCGGCTAACGTTTGATAATGGACGTTATTTAGATGTTACCGAAAATCATATTTTCTATCTAAAAGATGGTAGAAAGGTTATGGCAAAAGATTTAACTGAGCGTGATGATATATGTGAATTCTCCTTAAATAAAATGAAAGCTCATGGAGATAAAGTGAATGAAGAAGAAAATCATAAATGATTTACTAGGAGATGAATTTTTAATAGATATTAAGTTTTTACCTAGAACCGGATCAGTCAGATTGCCTTTTGATTCAGCTGTATTTTCATGTGGTCGCAAGCTTAATAAAAAAGAGTTTGGTAAATTTTATAGACTATTAATGCAAGGTCATCTTGAAGAAGCTAGGACTTTTGTAGCAGCTCCACAAGAATTTGAAAAATTAAACAAACAACGAAGGCAGATTGCTGCTTCTAAAGGTGGTAGGGCTGCCATGTTAGATCCGAAAAATTATGTTTGTAATAAAAATGGTACGCATTGGAATAGAGGGACAGTTGGATTAGTTAAGGCATGGAACAAAGGATTAACTAAAAATACTGATGTTCGATGCAAAAACATCTCTATCGCTAAAATGGGAGCAAAAAACCCAATGTATGGTAGACCAGTATCAGCTTTAACGCGTGAAAAGTTATCATTAAAAGCAAAGCAAAATATTGAATCAGGTAAATGGACCCCTAATACGTTTAATTCTAGAACAAGAAAGCAACTTAAATTTAGAGATAAACTTTTCAGAAGTAGCTGGGAGGCTCTTTTTTATCAAGCATTTCCACAAGCAGAATACGAAAAGATTAGAATACCGTATTTTACTGATAAGCATCACGTTTACATTACCGATTTTAAAGTTGGTAATGTAATTTATGAAATAAAACCTGAGAAGTACGTAAAATTAAAACAACCCATTCTTGATATAGTAGCACGCTGGTGTGTTAGCAATGGATTTGAATTTGTTATATTAACTGAATTTTCTTTAACAGAACTAATACCAAAACACACTGTTAATTTTAGTGAATTTGATGAAAATACTGAAAAACTATTAAGAGGATTATATGCATCTGTTGAAAAAAGAAGAAATAGATAAGCCAGAAAAAGTTTATGATTTAACTGTTGATAAACACCACAACTATATTGTTAATGGTGCTGTTGTTTCGAATTGTCACGGTATCAAAGCTACTGTTGCGCAGAAACTTGTCAATGATAATGGTAAGCACATTGCATTCCGCTTTGGCGTAACAGGAACATTCCCTAAACCAGAGTCTGAAAAGCTTTCTCTTATTACTTCAATTGGGCCTATCCTCAAAGAGATTCCTGCTGCGTGGTTAATTGACCATGGTTATCTTGCTAAGGTTCAGATTCAGCCTGTTGAATTGAATGAGAGTTATATCGATGAAGACTTTCCTGACTATGCTGCTGAGAAATCCTTCTTAGCTAAGAGCACTAATCGAATGGAGATCATTGCTGATTTGATCATCTCTCAATGTGCAGCGCATGGCAATACTCTTGTCCTGGTTAACTCTATTCCATTTGGTGAAAAGTTAGCTAAGCTGATTAAGGGTGCTGTCTTTCTTTATGGCGAATCACCAAAAGACTTGCGCCGCGAACATTATGATATGTTTGAAGAGAATGATGATATAATAGTAATAGCCTCAGCAGGTATTGCTTCAACAGGCCTCTCGATTGACCGTATTTTCTGTATGATGTTTGTAGATGCAGGTAAATCCTTCATCAAAGCTATTCAATCAGTAGGGCGCGGTCTTCGTATTGGACATGACAAAGATTCTGTTATGGTTGTCGATGTTCACTCTAAACTAAAATGGGCAGTGAGGCACTTTAAGGAACGAGTGAAGCACTACAAAGAAGCTGGATACCCAATAAACAAGAAACAAACTTTGAAAGTAAAAGGTTAAACTATAACTTTGCAGCATCAAATTCTAAATGCACTTTTTAGTGGTGAGTTTTGTTATCTCTGCAGTATTGCGCCAAGTTTGTTATAGTGAATGATTTCCCAGATATCTTATGAGTAAGAGCAAATGTCTGTGAATTTCTATCTGCTATTTTTGACGTTCACTAACGTTAGCCCATCTGTTTGCACTTGATGATTTCATCTTAGCGACTATTTCTGGTCTTAGCATTGCTTCTTTAGTTACGTTTTGGAGCAAATATGATATAATAGACATATGGCTCGAATCAATTAATGATTTACAGAATTTTGAACATGTTGATTGTATGGACAAATTTCTAAGTGCTGAATTTAAATGAGATTCTGCTCGTGAATTCTCCCCTTATAAACATAGAATGGTTTATTAGTTACCGGGTTCACGTATTGATAAACATAAAACATAAAACATAAAACATAAAACATTTTAATACCCCTTCCCAATATGATAGGGGGGGGGGGGTATTTATAGGAGAAACTACTTTGCAGATATTACCCGAATACAATAAGCCCTATTTGATAGACTCTTTAACAGCTCCCGTAGTTGTGAAGCATAATTGGATCTTCAATGCAGCTCTAACAGATTTTATGTTGGCGCCTATTACCTATTTGGAAGAAACGACTGGCGCTGTCATTAAAGTTCGAATCAACAACAGCGAGTTCTGGGTTCCAGCTACGTGGAACATCCTCGTTACTGAACGTGAGACATACCAAATCGATACCGTCGCTATCAAGGCCTGTGCTTCCACCGAACACCTGGCGTTTAGTTTTTCTCCTGATGAAATGAAGCTGCGCACCCTCGAGGTAATGGTCATTGATTACGCTGACTCCATGGCGCTAGTTCACCCGATGATCAACAAGGGCACTGCACTCGTTCATCCTGTAGGACCTACCCCTATCCTTAACAATGGTAAGCCAATCCAGCTTTCGGTGGTAATAGGTCCTCACGATCTTTACAAACACTTAGCGAACAAGGTGATTGGCGACATCTTCTCATATTAACCTGTTTAAGATGAGTTAGTAAAGTCCGCCATAAATATTCTATCAGATAATGATAGGAGTTTTTATGGCGGACTTTACAGATGATTTCCTTCTAGCGTTTAACCACGCTATGAAGTATGAGGTAGGTGGATTTTGGAACCCAAACGATCCTGATGTGCAAGCAGGTACTATTGGGTCACAAGACTTGAATCGTAAGGTTGGTTATACGAACGATCCAGTTGATCCAGGCGGTGAGACAAAATTCGGTGTCGCTAAGAGTGGCAACCCTGATGTCGATATCGCAGCCCTTGATTTGAACGGCGCGATGGACATCTACTCTAACAGATACTGGACCGCGGGTTCCTGCGATAAGCTGCCTGGAGCCATTGCCATCATTCACTTTGATGGTTGTGTCAATCATGGAGTTGGCCGCGCTGTTAAGTTTCTTCAATCTGCCATTGATGCTACACCTGACGGGCAAATTGGACCTAGAACTCTAGCAGCAATTGCTGGTGCAGACCAAGCGACCGTAATAAATTCAATCGCTCAACAACGTACCGCATTCTACAACTCCATTGTAGCTGCAAAGCCAGCACAAGCTAGATTCTTAAACGGCTGGTTAGCACGCATCAATGATGTGTCAGCCTTCGCTCTTTCCAAGATTTAAAAATTCACGCTTTCTTCTGATTGCATTGTATCTTAGATTCGTTCTATGATACAATTGCCATTAGAAGATAACAGTTTTCGGAGAAAAACAAAAATATGTCAAATGAGATTGGTGTCGTTAAACGCAGCGGCAAAAAAGTTCCACTCAACATCGAAAAGTGGCAAGCTCAAATCCAAAAAGTATGTGAGGGACTCGATGGTGTATCTCCCTCCATGATTGAAATTGCGGCTCAAGCCCACTTCTATGATGGGATGGAGACAAGAGAATTAGATCGCATGGCTCTTCGAGCAATGATCGATTTAATTGACGAAGAAGAACACCCAGATACCGGTAATATCAACTATCAATATGCTGCTGGAAGACAGCGCGTATCAATGCTTCGTAAAGATGTTTATGGAGATTACGCCCCACCATCCCTTTTGAGTATCGTAAAGAAGAATGTAGAGTTGGGTCTCTACACCCCAGAGCTGCTCACGTGGTACTCTGAAGATGAATGGAACCAAATGGAGAAATTCATTGACCATGACAAAGATGAAATACTACCAATCGCAGCTGTTGAACAGCTTATTGAAAAATACCTGGTTCAAGATCGCTCAAAGAGCAACTCGGTTGTTGAGACTCCACAAGTCCGCTACATCGTCGCAGCAGCTACTGCCTTCCATGCAGAGACCAAGGACAGAATGCGCTGGGTTAAGGACTTCTACAACTCTAGTTCAGACGGACTATTCACTCTTGCTACACCAGTCCTTGCCGGGCTTGGAACAAAAACTAAGCAATTCAGTTCATGTGTGCTTATCAAGTCTGACGACACCCTCAAATCAATCTTTGCAAGTGGGCAAGTCATGGCCGACTATGCTGCTAAACGTGCGGGAATCGGCCTCGATGTTGGCCGCCTTAGACCATTAGGTGCGCCCATTAGAGGAGGAGAAGTTAAGCACACTGGATACATTCCATTCCTCAAGAAATGGTTCGGAGACCTTCGTTCGTGCTCTCAAGGTGGAATACGGAATGCGTCTGCCACCATCAACTTCCCAATTTGGCATTATCAATTTGACGATCTTATCGTCCTAAAGAATAACCAAGGTACTGACGAGACACGCGTTCGTCACATGGACTACTGCGTAGTCATGAACAAGTTCTTCTGGAAGCGCTTCAAGCAGCAGGGCGTAATCACCTTCTTCGATCCAAATGAAGTGCCTGATCTTTACGAAGCCTTCTATGCTGACTCAGTTCGCTTTGAAGAGCTCTACGAGATGTACGAAGCGCGCACTGATCTTCGCAAGAAGGTAGAGCCAGCAGAAGTCGTCATTAAGGATTGGTTGATCAAAGAACGTGGTGACACTGGTCGTTACTACATTCTGAACATCGACAACGTTGCTAATCAAGGTCCTCTTGATCCATCTGTTCACCCAATCTACCAAACAAATCTCTGTGTATCGCCAGACACTATTATTAATTGCACGGTTGACGGTACTAAAATGGATATTTCTATATTAGAGTTGACCAGCCTATTCAGCATGAATAAAAAAATAAAGGCACTTAGTAAAAATGTAGCTACTGGTGAAATATCGTACGAGTCAGTTACAGCTGCTGCTAAAACTGATATCAATCGCAAACTACTGAAAATTACTGACTCTGTTACTGGAAAATCGATTAAAGTTACAGCAAATCATAAAGTATGGACTAAAAATCGAGGCTGGGTAGAAGCTGGTTCTTTAAAGTCAGACGATTTACTAGACCTGATTTAATGTGTGCCCCGTTATTTCTCTATAAATAATAGTACAGAGATTATGGGGCACACTATGAAAGATGTAATGTACAGAGTTTATTGTTGGACAAGTAAAAGTTCAGGCAAATCTTATATTGGATACACTGGAGATGGTGTTTATTTTAGATGGTCGAAACATGTTTTGAGGGCAACAACTGGTGGAAAGACATATTTTGATAAGGCAATAAGAAAACATGGTGTAGATGATTGGGTATGCAAGATCATTTTTGATACTCATTTGGAGCATGAAGCTAAACTAATTGAAATTAAAATGATTAAAGAACTGGATACTTTAGCTCCTAATGGATATAATTCAACACCTGGTGGCAGTGGTGGCAATACATGGTTCGGCGAAAATGTTGCTGCAAGAAAAGAAGTGTTGAGCAAGAGTAACTCTGGCAGAAATAATCCAAGGGCAGCCACAGTAATAGATGATGAGCTACTTGTTGCAGCAATTGCTCTGTGGAAAGATAATGGATGCAATTGGATTCAGTCAAAATGGTTTGATTTGTGTAAGTTGAAAAAGTGGCCAACGCACCTGGTTAAATGGAGATTTTCTAAATTTGGTGGGGGCCTCAGGGGATTGAAAGCTGCAATGCTAGATAAACTAAAGAGTGATGGATATGATATTTCAGAAATTAAATATTCTGCAACACCTGCCCACCGCAGCAAAGTAAGCAAACAGAATTTAGGTAAAATTTGGGTAACAGATACTGCAGCTAACAAATCTTATTTAGCTTTTGCTACTGAATTAAAATTAGACACTATTATTAAAGGCAGAAAATGTTAATTATAGAAGAATTAGATGATGTAAGTGATGTTTTTGATATCACTGTTGAAAACACTCACACTTTTTATGGAGATGGAATATTGGTTCATAACTGCACAGAAATCATGCAGCATACCCGTCCATTCCAAACAATTGAAGATCCGGAGGGCCGCATTGCTCTATGCACGCTTGGCTCCATTAATTGGGGTTCATTCCGCAATCCAGAAGACATGAAGCGTCCAGCTGTAGTTCTTCACAGAGCTCTTCACAACCTTCTTCAGTACCAAGACTTCCTGTCAGTGCATTCTGAACTTCACAACAAGGAATTTGAACCTCTTGGTATCGGCATCACCAACCTTGCATACTGGCAAGCTAAGCGTAAGCTGAAGTATGGTGAAGCAGATCAACTAGCTGAAGTAAAGCGCTGGATGGAACACCAATCCTTCTACTTGATCGAAGCTTCTGTCAATCTTGCTAAAGAGAAAGGTCCTTGCCTTGCATCTGCTCAGACACGTTATGGTCAAGGTATCTTTCCTTGGGAGCTTCGTGCTGAAGGTGTCAATGAACTAACTGACTTCACACCTTCTGAAGATTTGGATTGGGAAGGTCTTCGTGCTAAGATGAAACAGTATGGCATTCGTAATGCTACAAACATGGCAATTGCTCCAGTTGAATCTTCTTCTGTTGTTATCAATTCAACAAATGGTTTCAATCTTGTTAAACAGCTGATCATCATTAAGGAATCCAAAGCTGGTGCATTCGCGCAAGTTGTTCCTGAGTATCGTAAGCTGAAGAATCATTACCAGCTGCTTTGGGATCAAAAGGATTGCATCGAGTACATCAAGACTGCTGCAGTTTTGCAAGTCTATGTTGATCAAGGTATCTCTACTGATACATTTTACTCTGGAAAGTATTTCCCAGAAGGAAAGATTCCTGCTACATTGATTGCTAAGAACCTTATGCTAGGAGCGAGATGGGGGATAAAATCTTGGTATTACGATTTGAGAGATAAGCAAGGATCAAAGGAGATGCTTCAAGAAAGTTTTGTTCCTGTTCAAGCTGAACCCGAAGTTGAAGAATATTGCGAAAGCTGCATACTGTGAAATTAGATGAAATAGTTTGGCCAAATACTATAAATGATGTGGGATTTGAAAATCTACTACCATCATTAGAAGAAAATAACATGGAGATTTTGCGACTAACAACACGAATTGTTATCGGTAGATCACAAAATAAATACACACTTATAGTTGATTCCAAAATAGTCGGCTTTTTATCATTAGGCCCAACGGAAGTTATTGATGATAAGCATTATCTTCCAGTAAAAATGCTTTTTGTTATTGAACAATTTAGAAAAACGCGAGCATCTGGTCTATTCATTCTTGGATTGTCTAAGCTATTGAAATACCCACTAATAATCGGTAATGAAGCAGATAAAGGAGGTTCATTGTCAAAGGATGGTGGGATGCTTCTTGCATCCCTTGCTGAAAAAAGCAATTTCAGTGTTAGCATACTGAATTTCAAAACAAACAAGATTACAAAATTTTCAAATAGTGATATCGGGGCAAATGACCCCGATATAACATTAATAATTGATGGACAAAAATTTCCATTTATTAGTGAAGCACACATAGATATGGGCACATTCGAATATCTGTGGAATGAAGATTTATAAAGGAAGCACATGATTAGAGATTTTAGTATCGTTCCAAATTACTCCAAGCGTCAGATGTTCTTGGATAAAGCTGGCCCAGTAACCACTCAGCGTTTTGATGACTACGCGTATCCAAAGATTGCAAAGTTTGAAGAGACACAGCGTGGAGCCTTTTGGGTTCCTGAGGAAATCACCCTGACGAAGGACAAGATTGACTTCAAGGAAGCTAGCAAGGCTGTTCGCCACATCTTTACAGCCAACTTGTTGCGTCAGACGACTCTCGATTCGATTCAGGGCAGAGCTCCAGCGCAAATCTTTACGCCGGTATGCTCTATTCCCGAGCTCGAACTCCTCACTCTTACATGGACGTGGTTCGAAGCCATTCACTCTCGTGCTTACTCGCACATCATTCGGAACATCTACAACGTTCCTAAGGATGAGTTCAACAAGATTCATGACAATGCTGAGATTGTCGCGATGACTTCCTCCATTGGGAAGTACTATGATGCTCTTCACCATCTCAACTGCCTGGTTGAGACTGGAAAGGAAGTAAGTGAGCACGATTACATCAAGGCAATCTACTTGGCACTTATCGCTTCTTATGGACTTGAGGCTATTCGATTCACTGTTTCATTTGCTACAAGCTTGGGAATGGTTGAAAATAAGATCTTTATCGGTAATGGGAATGAGATTTCGCTTATTCTTTCAGATGAAATGCTTCACGTGGATTGGACTGCCTACATAATAAATACAGTAGTCAAGGATGACCCTCGCTTCGCAGCTGTTGCAGCTGAGTGCAAGAAGGAAGCGTACGACATCCTCACGATGGTTATCGAGGAAGAGAAGTCATGGGCTAAGTATCTGTTTAAGGAAGGTTCCGTTATCGGTCTTAACGAACGAACAATGATTAACTTCGTTGATTGGACAGCTCAGTACCGTCTGAAGGACATCGGCATTAAATATGATGCGGGGGTCAAGTCCACTCCAATTCCTTGGTTCAATAAACATCTGAACACAAATAAGAAACAAACAGCTCTTCAAGAAAATGAGAGCGTGGCTTACGTTATTGGCTCAATGACCAACAGCGTAAATTATGACGAACTTCCTGATTTGTAAAGGATTAAAAATGGCTAATGAACAATTGAATGCGGCACTCACTGAAGCTGTAGTAGGTAATGCTCTTGGAAAGAAGTGGTATGAATCAAAGACTTTCTGGACTAACATCGTAGCTGGTCTAACGATGCTTGCTCAGTTGAAGTATGGATTCCTTATCCCAGCGGAATACCAAATGCTTGGTATGTCCTTTATCAACATCGCGCTTAGAAAAATCACAAAGGATCCAGTGGTCTGGTAAATCGAAAAATGTCTGACTATACAATATACTCAAAACCCGGTTGCACATACTGCGAACAAGCCAAAAGCCTTCTAGCTTCTAAGAATCTTTCCTACACGGAGTTGATTCTTGACGTTGGTCAGGTTAAGGACCCAGCAAAGCAGTACTACACAGTTGCTCAGCTCAAGGAGAAAGTTCCTGAAGCGAGAACGGTTCCTCAGATTTTCAAGGGAACTACGCTCATCGGTGGTTACGACTCCCTAAAGCAACGCTTAGCATAAAGCAATTCGATTGTTGTTCCCGGATAAATAACTTATTACTAAGTTATCCGGGAACACTCTCATGCGAATTTCATACAGACAAGGTTTAGTTTCTGCTCAACCTGATTTCTTGCAAGTTGGTCAAGCTGACTCTAGATACGTCGATCTAGTTGTTAGCCCTACACCAGTTCTTGCAGCGCTTGCCAGCCATGATAAGGACTACCTAATTGGTGAGTACAAGACGGTTCAGAACGCGTGGGGGCCTTTTGAGGGAACCCAAACTCAGTACCTCTATTGGGAAATTAACGGTCTTGGTAAGCTTGTTCGTGGCTCTACAACGATCTCCCCAATCACTTCTCCTGCTGAACCTATCAGACTTGTGGGACAGATGTGGTGGGACACAGTAAATAACTGCTACTTTGTTTATGATGGTGAGCGCTGGGTAGAGGCAAAGCGCGTTCTCGCTGGAACGCTCCGCTCTGGTGGAATCCTTTCTCCTGTTGGATTCATTTCGCAGGTAGGATTGAACACTGCAGCTGATGCCGGCTTTATTCTTACTGACAGCTTTGGTAATGTCTTCAGGGACAACCAGGGCAACCTTCTTACTACTGACACGCCACTTACAAGCGCTGATACTGGTTCTCTTGTTAAGCTTGATGGTGCGCAGATCCTGGTGCAAGCAAATGAGAACATCCCTAAGTTCTCCTTGATCTACCTTATTGGTGGTAGAGCTGCTCTTGCTTCAGGTATTCCTCCAGACAATATCGCGAAAGCTCCAGTAGCTATTTGCACGACTGACGCATATCAGAATGACGTCATTACCATCACTCCAGCTGGCAAGACAGTTTCATTTGACCAATGGAGCTGGGATATCTCTACTTGGGGTAAGACTGTCTATTGCGGTCCTCACGGTGAAGTCACCCTTACTCGCCCAGAGTCTCCAAAGAACGTTCGCGTAGGTACGATCATCTCCGCTCAAAGTGTGTTGCTTAACTTTGACTGGGAAACAGATGCAGCCGTAGCTGCATCTGGAATTTCAGGCATTGCAGTTCAGGCTCCACTTGTAGTATCAGGTCAGCTTAGCACGCCGGTAATCTCAATGCCACGTGCTACAGAGGTACTTGACGGCTTCATGAACAGCTCCGACTTCGCCCGTATCCCAGCTCTTGAAACTGTAGTCGCTCTCAAAGCCGACATTACTCACACCCAGCCCATCTCTTCAGTATTAGGCCTACAAACCTCGCTAGATGGAAAGGCGCCGTTGATTCACGCTCACGCTATCTCTGACGTGAATGGTCTTCAGCTCGCTCTTGACAACAAGGCAAACACAGTTCACACTCACGCTGTAGCTGACATCACTGACATTCAGCCAATCTTCATCAACATCAACACTGCACTTAACTCTAAGATGCCAATGATTGTCGGTGGAACAGTTGGCAACTTTACAACGATAACAGCTTCAGGTACAGTCGCTGACAGCTACCTTAATGCAGCAAGCTTCGCGCTAGCTTCTCACACCCACGCGATGGTTGATATCATTGAACTTTCAACTGCTCTTAACGGGAAAGCAGCTCTTGTTCACACTCACATCATCTCTGACGTAGGTGGGCTTCAGCTAGCTCTTGATGATAAGGCGAATCTAATTCACTCTCACGTCATCGACGATGTGGCTGGATTGGCTGACGCCCTTGCTGGTAAAGCACCTACTATCCACGTTCACGCTATTGCTGACGTAGCAGGTCTTCAGTCAACTCTTGACGGTAAAGCAAACACCATTCACTCTCACAGTATTGCTGAAGTAACTGGTCTTCAAACGGCTCTTGATGGTAAGTCAGCCATTGGACACATCCATGGAATCAATGAAGTAACTGGTCTTCAAATCGTGTTGGACAGTAAGGCTGACGTTGTTCATGCCCACGTCATTGCTGATATCACTGATCTCCAGCCAGCGCTTGACTTGAAGGCTAACGTTAATCACACTCAGCTTGCATCAACGATCACTGACTTCGTTAATGCTTCATACATCGCGGCTCGCGCAGCTCTTGTGCCTGGTCCAAATGTCACTATCACGCCAAATGATGTTAACATGACGCTGACTATCAGCTCAAATGGTGGTGCAGCTACGTGGCCATTTGTAAGTCCTAATGGTGCCATCGTTGAAGAGGCAAGCGTAGTTCCAGATGCTGGTGGACTTGTTCTTCGTGGCAAGACAAACACTTCAGTCATGATGGCAGTTGGCGGTAACAATGCTAATAGCCCAGCTCCTTCAGCCTCTATTCTTCTTTCAGATGTTGGTGAAATTAAGATCACTGGAATGGCAGGGGCAGCTGGACAAGTACTTACATCTGGTGGTGCGGGGGCTGCAGCGCACTGGGCAGATTCCATTGGAACAATTTCCCTTACACAAGATGAAATAGCTTATGGTACTGTCGGTAATGTTGCTACATCTTCAGCAAACCTTGGCTTCAAGGATTCAGATGGATCATTCACACTCAACGTTAACGCATCCTCAAATCCAACAACCACACCTGGTCAAGTGCGAATTGGTGCCCCGTTCGCGCCTGATTACCAAACTCAGATCAATCAAAACATTGCTGGTGATATCACATTGCTAACTAACAATCTGTCAAGATTGAGAATTAGCTCGTACGGCGAATTCTTCTTCAACGAGGTTACTGATCCAGCTGTGGCCACGAATACTACTGACACAAATGTGTACACACGCAATGGTTATGTTGCAGCGCAACCATATTTTGAGAGCGGCGGTAATCTTGCTGTTATGGCTGGAAAGTCAGATGATAATTCACCTATCGCTATTGGTGGTGCTATTGGCCTATATGCTGGTGGCAACTTCAATTACATGTCAGATGGTGCTCGTATTCAAGCCTATGGTGGTGGTACTGGGTCTGTTGATGCACCCGATGATGGTGGTGGAATCTTCCTTCACTCTGGTTCTGTTGGTTGGTATGACACTACCCCGTATAGTCAGCTTCACAATCTAAACAGAACGTCTGGTACCATCGTAGTATCCACTGGCGACGTTTATACTGGAGCATCTTCATCAGGTGGTGCTATAACGTGGGCATCTGGAGATATCACACTGGCTACAGGAGCTGGCAGTGGTGCTGACCCTATTAACATCGGCAGAATCAAATTTGCTCCGGGAAACCGTAACTACTTAGCAATTGGCCCTAATGGTGAGATTGAAATGGATCCCAATGGACCAGCTAGTGATGCTGTTCAAACGTGGAATGCTGGTAACATCGGGCAAGTTCTTACATCTCACGGTGCGGGGTCACCTGTTTATTGGGCCGATGTAAGCGCACCACTGCTTAAAGTAGCTAATGACAATGCTAATGCATTCCTTAATTTTGGGCAAGATGGTCATCACAATGGATATTTCCGCTCTACGCTATCAACCCCAGTTGAAATTAGAGTAAAATCCGACGGCTACTGGATTATGCAGCAGACAGAATCTGGTTCCACTGCAGCGCCAATGCCAGTTGGTGGTTACGTTTGGGTTGTTATGCAGGGAACTGGAACTGTTACCGTTGTCGCTGATGATACTGCAGTCATAATCAACTCAGCGCTTCCACTTACAATAAGCACTCAGTTTTCAAAACTGAAGCTAATTAAAGTTGGGCCTAATGAATGGGATGTTGCTCCCTGCTAATTACCATTTCATAAATAATTCAAATCAACAACCTATACGAGAGGATGAATGACTCCCTAATGTCATGCTACAGTGATTTAAAGGGTTATCGTGTTTGGTAATACTATGATGGATATCTTCGGCATTCAAATGAATGCATACGCGCTTTCAATCTTCACGTTCTTCGTGTTCTTCGGTGTTGCCCTGTACAGAGCGCAGCGAGATAACAGACTTGACTGGACAGACATGCTCACCCGCGATGGCAGTAAAGTATCAACAACCAAGTTGCTTCAGCTTATTGGTGGCGTTGTAGCTACGTGGGTTATCATCAAGCTTACCCTCAACAAAGAGCTCTCGATGGATATGTTCGTAACATATCTCATGTACATTGCTGGTTCTGATGGCTATGCTAAGTATATCATGGCAAAGTATGGTGCTGAAGCATCTGACGACTCACATGCAACAGCGCATGTTGTTCAACCTGCAATTCCTCAACCTGCGCCAGCAGAAGACTTCTCAGGTCCTTCACCAAAAGCACCAGGTTAAAGATTTAACCAAGCATAGCCCTGTTTATAATAGGACTATGCTACAAATTCACATAAGGAAAAATTTAAATGGCATCTAAGTTGGGAACTTACGTAGGTCTTCACGTCCTGAATCCAGCCAATGAACTTCTGTATAAACACTGTAAGGATGCTGGGGTACCAGTACGAACTTCCATGTTCAAAAATCGATTGCACACGACTGTGATTTACAGTCGAACACATTGTAATCAAATAAATCTTGATCATGGTCAGAAATATGTTGCTCGATTTGCTGGGTATGACATCTTTAGTGGTCAAAAGGGTGAAAACGTTTTAGTGATGAAGCTTGACGCACCTGGTGTATCTGCCCTGCATAATCAGATTATGTCTGAGAATGAAGATGCGACGTACGACTATGCCGTATATAGACCACACATTACGCTCTCATATAATTACACTGACAACAGTACAATGGGCATACCAATCTTCCCTCATGACATCATATTGGGCGAGGCATATGTGGAAGCGTTGGATTTAAAATGGGGTAAATAGTGGAACAAGAAACAAATGTTGTAATGGACCCTATGGGTGATCGCCTAAAGGCAGCAGAACGAGTTGAAGCTGGAAGACGTTGCGATCCTAACAAGCCTCTAATGGCTCGTCTTGATGGCAAAGCATTTCACACCTTCACGAAGGGTCTTGCTCGGCCGTATGATGTGCGTCTAAGCACGCTCATGATCGATACTGCTCGCTATCTAGTTGAGCACACTCATGCAAAGTTAGGTTACACTCAATCGGATGAGATCACTCTCTACTGGTTAAACAAAGATCCACTCGCAGAGTCCTCGTACATGTTTGATGGTAAGTTTCAGAAGCTAACTTCTGTTCTTGCTGGGATGGCAAGTGCGTTCTTCACAAAAGAACTTGCTACACGTCTCCCTGAAAAAGCTCATCTGCTTGGTGTCTTTGATTGCCGTGTTTGGAATGTAGAAAGTTTTGAGGACGTTAAAGATAACTTTATCTGGCGTCAGGATGATGCTATTAAGAATAGTATCTCGATGGCAGCACAAGCTATCTTCTCTCACAAAACTCTGCATGGGGTTGGTTCGGAAGCTAAGAAGAAAATGCTTCGTGAAGCTGGTAAGCCATGGGAAGATGAACCCGAATTTTTTAAGTGGGGTTCGTATGTTTCGAGAGTCAGCTTCGAGGCACCTCTTACTGAAGAACAGCTCGCTAAAATCCCAGAAAAGTTTCGACCTACTGGGCTTGTAATGCGTAGTGATGTTCAAGTGCGAACTGACATTGGGTATCTACGTAACAACCCGAGCGTTTTAGAAGCTTAAAATCTGATAAATAGCATTGATAAAATAAGGATATGGATATGCTATTAGCAGAATTTAAAAAAATGACCAATCAGAAAGAGTAATTACTCTTAAAGAAAGAAAAGAAATGGAAGAGCTTGCGAAAACCATTTCTGTCAAATGTGATTTTCCTTCTGATAAAGAAATTGAAGAAATGGAATTTGTGGAAGTATAAATGAGAGTTTTTACTTCTAAGAAATGCAGTTACACTTCAATGGTAAATTAGCAGAAGAATTCAAGGCTTGGAAAAAGTTGTTTGACCCGTGTTCTAGTAAAGTCTTTGGTCGAGATGTAGCTACTAAAGTACCTGTTGGGCAGGATTTTAATAAACTTATGCATGTGCATCTTATACCATTATCATTAAATGGTATTCCTGAAGACGCATTTGATTACAATAAATGGATGCGGAACTTTGAAAGCAAAACAGAAAAAGCTAGATGCAGAGACAGAGTTAGCAACATTATTCTTTATTATGCAACTTATGGTGCTGATTATCTGTTAATAACAAAATCTAATCATGGCGAACTCACCCCTGATAAAATAAATGCAATGTGTGAAATTGCGAATAAATGGGTAGCTAAACTAAACGAGAAATAAATCCCAGTTTGCTTATACTAAATTCGTGGTATAATTAAAACATCTACAGCAGATTGACTGTTGTAGATGACGCTGATTCACTAAATTCAGCAAACCTAAAAAAGGAATACTTATGACATTCAGTTCTCTAGGCCTCACAGCAGGTCAAAAATTCAAACTCACAGCAGAAGATTACGCTGATGTGAATCGTAGTAAAAATCAAACTGCACAATTTGGTATGGCGATAGACGCTCATATTAAAAATTATCTCCAACCAAAAGGCATTGTCGTTCCTGATGACAAGTACGCCACGCTTGACTTCGATTTTCAAGGCACTGCATACGACATCAAATCTTATGCTGGGACAACTATCACTATCAGCGCCCGAGAAAAAGGATTCGCTGATTCAGAGATTAGATCGGGTCGCGACGTTATCTATGCCATCTTCGAACAGCTCACACATCCAGAATTCAAGTTTAAGGGTTATGTCTCTTACAAAGCATTGATAGAACATAACAAGATCCGCAATTCCAAATTCGGTGACAGCTTCTACTTCTCTCTAGGCTCTGCTCGGTTGCTTTGATCTAAGCCAAATTCCTGGGTAGGTTTGTTCTGCTCAGGGATTTTAAGAGTGTTTGACTTATGTCATCATTCAGATGCATTGTCTGGAGTAGAGATTTCGGTAACAAAAGTTACCTTAAAAGTTAGTAACAAAATAACAGCAAATAAGTATGTACATTTGTCAGGTTGCAGTGTATAATACATTTAATTGATGGAGATAGTACGATGACACTCAAAGATGAAACACTTGAAATTGATACCCAATTACGTTCTCACTTGCAAAAGATTACCGGCAAGCAGGATAAAGCTTTGGAAGACATTATTTTCAATGTGTCCGGATGCATTTCAAGAACAAATATTTCTGTAAAAGAATATATTGCTGATTTTCAATCTGACAAAATTTTTAATCCTGATTGTTTGCTGCTTGACAATGTTGAAATGTTTAAGTATTTCAACAAGAAATATATTGAACTTGCTGCCCATTTATTTGCACGTCGATCGACTGGTCTCGGTACTCCTACTGCAGCTTGTGGAGAGGGAGAACTTATGGCAATCGTTTGCTCGCCAAGAGTAAAAATTTCTAAAAAGAAGAACGAAGGTGATTTGAAAGTTGATAATAAAACAATTGAACTCAAAGGTGATGGCGTTAGAGTATTTTCAACTAAATCTGGAAATTCTTTCTATAAAGAAATGATGGCATTGAGCAAACTTTACAACTTCATACCAAATGAAGTTAATAAAGGTCGTACAGCATTTGAACCTTGGAAAGACGGAAAGACTGGTGAAATGTGGTCTGCACAATTTAAACAATCTGGACCAAAAATTGCTAAAGAGTTTTTGATTAAGCTTATGAATGCTACAGGTTCGGAATTCTCAGCAGCATCAATTGATAACTGTTTCAAGAATGGAATTTTTTCATCGCATCAATTGCGTTGTGAAATTATAAAATCATTTTTTAGAAATACAACAAAGGAATGGGATGCTTTCACTTGTATAAAGGATGGTATTATTCGTTCTGTCAGCCCTGATGCTACATCATTTGACGCACTTGTTGATGCTGGTGTTATCATTCCAGGATCAAATGAGAAGGATACAGTTGGCAACTATTTTCGTATTTTTAACAACAATGATCTTGGTTGGTACTTCAGGTTCGTATAACAATAAATATTGTTATACGAACCTGATTAAGGACAGTAAATGATAAATGAAAATCAAAAAGTTGGTGATCTTGGGCAACACTGGACACCTCGCGATGTTGTCCAGACGATGGTAAAATTGAAGAAAAATAAGGGTCTCACTCTCGAGCCATCAGCGGGTTCCGGCAGGTTTGTTGAAGTTTTACCAGATTGCATTGCTATTGAAATAGATGCATCTGTAGTGCCAGATAATCTAAAGCACCAATATCTGATAAGCAATTTCTTCGATGTAGATGAAGATCAGAAGTTCGACACTGTAATTGGTAATCCCCCATATGTTGCTGGAAAACTTTTAACCCCAGATTGGTTCAATAATTGGACTGGTGTTTTGCCACGCACTGCTAATGCATATTTGCATATCATTGATAAGTGTATAAATCATTTGAATGATAAGGGTGAAATAATTTTTATTGTTCCATCATCATTATTTTCAGATAGTAGCAGAGGGAAAGAACTTCGTAAGAAAATGCTTTCTCTTGGTGCATTTACTGATGTTATTTTTTGTCACGAACAGGTAGAATGGGAAAATGCTGCTGTAGATACTTTGATCTTCAGATGGCAAAAGGGTTTAAAACAGAAAAAAGTTAAGACTAATCTTGGAGATAAAATTCTTTTTGAGAGCAATGGTTTTACTTGGTTGATTGATTTTATTCCTGCTGGAACAATGGGTGAATGGTTTAAAGCTACTGTCGGCAGCGCACCTCTGCGCGCTGCTGTGGAAGCTAAGCGAGGTGGTGAGTACATTAAAGAAGGAAAGATTGTTCTCATTGAAGAAACAGAATGTGATAAATGGCCGAGGGTTCATCATACTCCAGTAGGTGATAAACTATTCTATGTTGGCGGACCTATTCGTAGATGGCCTGTTTTTTTTAGTGGAACTTCAGGAAAGCACTTAGATAATGCTTTGTTGCCAAAACATAAAATTGATATTGTAATGGGAGCAGCTCTGCTTAATGAGTGGTTTAAAGCTAATGGTGAAGCGCTATCACTTATTAAAGGTGGTAGATGGATATGCGGCGTGAAGCAATTTGAAAACTGCCCTATAACAGAAGAGATGAAAGAAGCATTATCTGCTTTATTGGAGTAAAGAATCATTCTTAATAACAGTCAAAGCGATGGAGCATAATGACATCAGAAAAAAATATTCGTCCATTTTTGAAGTGGGCAGGAAACAAGTTTAAAGTTCTTCCAACAATAATCCCGTTAATCTCTCATGGAGAGCGACTTATTGAACCATTTATTGGTTCAGGTTCTTTAATGATTAATAGGCCTATTCTCAACTATGTTGGCGGAGACATTAACGGGGATTTGATTTCTGTTTTCAATTTTATAAAAACAGAAGGTCAAGATTTTGTAGAAGTTATACGCCCGCTCTTCTCACAAGAAGAATTTGGTACTGACGGTGAAGCAAACTTCTATGAGCGTCGTGCAGAGTTTAATGAGACTACGGACCTCCGGCGCAAAGCTGCTCTTTTCATTTATTTAAATCAGCATTGCTTTAATGGACTGTGCAGATATAACCGGCATGGTAAATTCACTACACCTTATAATCTTGGTTTTAAACATAAGGGAAAGCCTGCAGCCTTCGCTGAAGAACGATTTCTTTATGCACATGAGATGTCTAATTCAGCGCAGTTTGTACATGCCTCTTTTGAAGAGCTAATGATAACTGCTAAGAGAGGAGATGTTATTTATTGTGACCCTCCTTATCTTCCACAAGATGATAAGCTTGCTACATTTGTTCAATATGCTAAAGGTGAGTTCTCTATTGAGCAACAGACATTACTTGCGAATTTAGCAGATGAACTTCGCAACGTTGGAGTGACAACTGTTATTTCCAATCATAACTCTTCTTTAGCTAAAGAACTTTATGCTACAGCTGATGAAACCATGACATTTGATGTTTCACGAAGTATGGGAAGATACAAAGACCATGAAAATGCTGCTAGCGAAATACTCGCAGTCTTCAAAGCAAAATAAGTACTGGACGAAAGAGCAGGCTTAGACGCTTGAAAATACTCCTATATGGTCCAGTACATTCGATGTATCACTAACAGCAGACTTGATCGAGAAGCTGTAAAGAATAAATACATTCTTGATTAAGGATGTTAAATGAAGTTGCAAGAGATCAAAACTTTTGAACATAGAACTGGACCGCACGTTGATATTGCTTCTAAAGAAACTCAACTTAAGTGGTTGAATGCTGGCACACGCATTGACAATCCCACTGGATTTGAAGGTAAGAGTGCTGTTCTCTTTCTGAATAAGGAAGGCCCCAACAACCATATCTTTGTGATTGTTGAATGGGCAAAGCAGAATGAACCTATAGGATATTGTGTACTTCACAAGACTGGGAAGTGGTGGGAAGTAGATGATGCTAACCTTGATCCCAGTTTTAGAGGTAAGGGGTTGATGTCGAATGTTTTATTCACACTTAGCAAGTCAGGTTATTCTTTAAAGAGTGGAGATTTGCTTAGCGAGGATATGGAGCGTGTTTGGCAAACTCTAGGTAAAGAAGGAGCTAAGGTTCTTGATGCTGAATCTGGCAAACTTAAATCTTTTGATAACAGCCCAATAGGTTCTGGTGATCTTATTTCAGGTATACCTCCTAAATATTACTGGGTTATGGAAGGTGAAGGTGCTAGCACTCTCTTCCATACTGGCGGTGCAGATAAACTAGCAGAATGTAAAGATTACTATCTTTCTGGTGGGCAATATGGCACTAATGGTACACTAGGTTTAAAGGTAATACTTCTATATGCTTCTGCTTGAATCATGAAGGTCGTGGATGCCATTGTTGAAGGTAAGCTTGGTGATATCGCTATCATGGCTTACAACAAATCCATTGCTGACGAACTCAAGTCAAAGCTGGAAAAGACTGGCTATGACTGGAGAGTTGCTCAAGCTGGAACGGTTCACTCTTTCGGTTACGGTGCTTGGAGAAAGATTGCCCTCCACGTTCAAATCGAAAACAAGAAGATGTATAACATCGTCCAAGAATGTGGTTACGATCAAGGTGGAGAAATCTTCCTGTCCAGCTTCTGACTCTAGTTTTCTTTGCAGTCATGGTGTTGTATAATTCCTCCATAACATGGAGCTTCAAGTAATATGGATTCATTCTTAGACAGAATTAAAGATGTCATTCAGGACCTCGAAGATGCTAGAAGTAAATGTCTAGCTTTGGGATTTGATACATTGGCTCTTCGATTGCATGAGTCTGTAAATACCATGCTTGACCTTACTGAAGCTGCGACACAGGTTAAGGTTCCTCCTCCATCTACTTACAACAACTCAGCTGAGATTATGCGTCTGGTAGCTAAACAACTTATGGAGAGACAATGAGTAAGGTAAAAAATATTGATGTGAAGGACGAAATCCTTCTGGCATGTTCAGAGCATGCCAACGAAACTGCTGATTTGATTGATGCCAGCGATAACCACGCTGCCCTTTACTTTGGGGTAAAATACACTGAAGGTAGTGAGAAGGTAAAGGAATCTGTTGAGACCTATATCATGGCCGTTGGATACTTTGGAATCCTTGGGGAAGGTTTGTATTCTGAACTTCGTGATCAACTTGAAAATGGTCAGCCTCAACTGTTCGCAATTCTCCGTGATGTTATCCATGATCTTGAAGAAGACATGAACATTGCTCCTGATGAAGACTTTGGAATGGACGATGGCGAAACACCCAGGACTATTCATTAACTGAATATGAACAAACAAGAAAAACTTGATTTCCTGTATATGGATATTGCGGCACGCGTATCTGATATGTCTTATGGCAGACGTTTAAAGGTAGGAGCAGTCATTGTAAAAGGTGATAACGTAATTTCCATGGGTTGGAACGGTATGCCATCCGGGATGGATAACAACTGTGAAATCGAGCATGAGGATGGACATCTATCCACTAGACCAGAAACACTTCATGCTGAGAGTAATGCTCTTATGAAGTTGGCTCGTAGTGGAGGAGTAGGTTCTCTCGGCGCGACCATCTACACAACATATTCGCCATGCCCAGAATGTGCAAAGCTTATTAAGCAAGCAGGTATTTCTCGGGTAGTTTATCGGCACAACTATCGGCTGCTTGATGGTATTGATATGCTTAAGGCACTGGATGTTCCTGTTATTCAACTGAAAGGTCAAAATGAAAGTAAATAGGATTGAAACAATTCAAAAGCTTATAGAACTAATTCAAAAACAGGAGATTAAATATAATGTCTCAAGTTGCTGATATGCTTGGCCAATCAGGTATTCTGCGAAATGCCCGCATAGTTCGCGAGGAGTTCGACCCATTAAATAGTGATCATCGTGATTCACTTCGCGAGTTTTTGGATACTGGTAACTGGGGTAAAATACAATTTTACCCAGAGGCTCCTTGCTTGAATGTTCCTGAAACAGTTCTTCGCAAGATGGCTCATTGGGCACTTGAGAATAAGTAGTGAAAACAGAACTGAATACTAGAACGCTTTGGTTTGACGGCACTAGTCAGGTTGCTCCTGAGGATGTCCCAAGTTTACTTCTGGGTGGGTGCAAGATAGATGAGTTGGTTGTTTCTGAACTGAACGATGATCTCAGGTTATTTAACCTTCTTGAAGAAGAACCCATTCTAACAGAAAAGAATGAGAACAAACCATTCGACTTTACCTACCTTATTGCAAAAGAATATGATCGCTTTGATCTTGAGGGATACATTCGCAAGAAGGTCAGTGAAAAGTTTGCTGATGAACCAGCTTACCTAGCTCGAGTTGAAGCTGAGATGATTGAGATCAAGAAGAGAGGTATGGAGAAGCTTTACATCACCCTGATCTACATTGTAGACAAGTTTAAAGAGTTGGGCACTGTTTGGGGAGTTGGGCGAGGTTCATCCTGTGCTAGTCTAATTTTATTTCTGATTGATCTGCATAAGGTTGACCCCATCAAATATAATATTCCAATGACAGAGTTCTTCCACGATTGACATAGCGCCGGTCAGATAATAAATACAAGAGTATATTTATCCTATATCCTGTTTTTGGAGAACTCCCTAATGAGCAAGCAAGCACGAAGCGCCCGTGGTGATTTAGTAGACTTTGACCTACTAGCAATTAAACAACAACTCGCAACCAAACCAGTTCCGGTCAGCGTGAACCAGCGCAGAAAGTTCATTGATGAGAAGGACGGGATTAAGGTTAAAACAGCAGCGAAACCACTGCCTCTTCCATCAGCTCTTTCAGTGGCAATGGAAGCTGCATCTGTAAGTGCGGCAGCGGATGAAGTAGAAGCGCTAGCTGAACAAGTCACTGAAGACATCGCTGTTGAAACAACGAGCACGAAAAAATAATCCATCACATATACTGGGAGAATAATTATGGCGCTGCGTCCGCTCAAGAATACTTTTTTGTTTGAATTTTTCGCTGATACATACGGTGGGAAATTCGTAGACCGAAATAGTGGCAGAATCATTCTCACTAACCAGGACCTTAGCACCCAAGCTACTCAAGCTCGTTGGGGTAAGGTCATCGCCATTGGTGAGGAAGTCATTGACTTTAACGTTGGTGACATCGTGTTGATCGAAGCTCTTCAATGGACAATTGAAATGAAGTTTGAAGGACAATCCTACTGGAAGTCTGACGATACTAAGGTCATTGCTCTAGGTGATGACGAGACGGTGACTTACGCATACTAAATTATGAAGTTGGACGAAATAAAACCTATCAATGAATGGAATGCGGGAGCACTAGATACTAATCTAGATGATATTGGCACTCTAAAATTAGATGATGGGGAAATATTAGTTCACTTTACCACAGCTGCATTAGATGGAATCCCTATTGTTGTTTATTGGGATAAGTCGCTTAAGCCTTCTCATGGATTTATTCTTGCTTCAAAAGGCGAACCTATTGGTGAAATTTTAACCAAGCATCTCAAAGGTGGAGAACAGATTTTATCAGTTGTTATTAAGCCACCCTTTAGGGGGAAACAGATTATAGAGAATGCTTATCTAGCAATCGTGTCTGCTTCGGGGTTAACTATTATCTCGGGTGATCAATTATCAAAGCCTGCCGAAAAGATATGGTTAAATCTGCAGAACAAATGTAAAATTTACGATTCTAAATTAGATAAATTTTATGCTATGTCTGATATTGGAAAAAAGACTGAAGATGATGTTGAAATTATTTCTCCTAAAGAAGATAAAAGCACATCTCATGATGCACCAAGATTTCATCTGGCATTAATGGGATCAGGAGTCTCTCACCAAAAGAAAATTCAAGAAGAGATCAAAAAGAATCGACCAGCATATAAAAACACTTCTATCTTAGAATCTATAACTGGTAAAATTAATGTTAGTGCTGGCGTTAGCCGCATATTTCTTTAAAGGAAATTAAATGGTCCCGTATGTATATCAAATAACACTAATACATACTGGTGAATTTTATATAGGCGTCAATTCGCAAAAACGCTCACCCAGAAAATTTGTGGAAAACATATTTTACATCATCTAAAAAATTAAGGAGTTAATTAAAATACATGGTAAAGATGTTTGGCGAATTGATTTTATTGAAGAATTTAATTCTCCTAAAGAAGCTCAACTTAGGGAAAGTGAATTACAACTTTCTTGTCCTCGAGATAAATTACTTAATATTAGATTAGGAAATACTCTATTTAACCGGTCCGGACCATTATCTCAAGAAACAAAAAATAAAATATCAGCGTCACGAAAAGGTGGGACTGGGTGGACTAAAGGAAAACCACTATCTGAAGAAACTAAAAACAAAATTTCTAAATCAAAGATGGGTGCCCCAACTAATATATCAGGTGAAGCTAAAAAACAGATGAAAGAAAATTTGTCAAAGGCGAAAACAGGAATAAAACTTGGTCCTCAAAATCCAGAATGGATACAGAAAAGAATTAAGTCACGAATGGTATCCGGTTGCGCTTAAGGGCCAAAAGAAATTCACTAGAAATATTACACCCGAAAAACAAGCATTACTAACTGGAAAAAGATTAAATACTTTTAGGATTAATAGGGCACAAAAATGATTTTTTCAATACTGACAATGCTTTCAGCGCTATCGCTGGAAATAATAGGCACTATCATAAGTGTTATAGGGTTATCGTCGATTTTTTCGGGTAGCTACATAATAGTTATATTAGCAGTGTGTTTAGATTTTGCAAAACTGATTGCAGTTTCCTTCCTCTATAAGTATTGGAAGAAAGTAAATCTTCTAATGAAGACATACATGACGATTGCAGCTATTGTCCTAATGAGCATTACTTCAGCTGGGGCATTTGGTTATCTATCAGCACAGTTCCAAAAGGCAATCTCCAGTACTAATGAATCATCAGTCGTTATCACTGCCTTAGCCGATGAGCAGACACGTCTTCAAAAGCGTAAGGAAGAGATTGACACTCAGATAGCAAAGCTGCCTGGCAACATGGTGGCTGGTCGTAGATCGCTTATGAAGCAGTTTGCGCCAGAGGTAGAGCAAATCAACACCCGACTGGTTGCAATTGATACTGAGCTTCCAAAGCTTAAGGTAGAAACCCTTAAGCAGAACGTAGAGGTTGGTCCAATCATCTACATCGCTGAAGCATTTCACACTACGCCTGCTCAGGCGGTTAAGTGGGTTATTCTGATCATCATCTTTGTATTTGACCCGCTTGCTATCACTCTTCTTCTTTCTGGTAACTTTTTGTTTGAGCAGAAGGGCCAAGAAAGAATTAACATACAGATACGCAAGCTAGAAATACCACCAGATCCAAGCTTGAAGAAGGACGATGACATTACCGTGGTGCCAGCAAGTGAAGCCTTCACGCCGACAACATCGCCGCCAGCAGTCGCAAATTCTTTTGACACGTATATAACTCGCTACAATGTGACTGGAGCTGCTGTTATCAATCCGAATACTTTCTCGATGCGGGCTACGTATCGAGACCAAGCAGAAATTATCGAACAAGTTATCCCTCCAACTCCTGAGGAACCAGAAACTGAACTGCCTGTTGTTAGCGGGGCTGAGCATGCTCCCGTCGTAGAATTTTCTCCTATTGAAGAAGAACACGCTCCAGCTGAAACCCCAGCGGTATTTGAACAAGCTCATATCGCCGGAGAACGAGAGATCATAAAGCTAAATCAGTTAATGAAGAATAATGCTACACAGCCCATCATTGCGCGCTCTCAGCTTGAGGATGTTGTAGTGCCAATACATCGCTCTCAACTTGAGGACGTCACCGTAAAAGGTGACGTCCTTGTCGGTGAAGGTGCTCTTGCACATCAACCAAACACAGAAGCTTTGCGACGAATTTACGGTGATGAAGCTGTCTCAATTGGCGGACCATCTGATAGAGTCTAAATCTGATTGAAGTTTCTTCCAAGTGCGGTGTGGATTATAATGAATAATCCACACCGCATTTTAGTATGACATGAATCAATTCAGTCATTGACCCTAAATCGTTGAAGCGAGTTCATCTTGTTGCTGAGCTTCGTGAGATTACAATGGTGCCAGCAGTGATCACAATGCTAGCAGATAACAGGATAGATGAAGAACGAATTGCTCTGTGCATTTCGCAAAACTACATTTGTATATTGGAGATTAAATGAAGCCTTCTATTTGGGTTGCAAAATACCGTCCTAAAACCATCGCTGATGTCATTTTCCAAGATGACCGGCAGCGTACCACCTTTGAGAATTTTGTAAGGGAGGGTGACCTTCAAAACTTACTTCTTACTGGTATCCAAGGAACTGGTAAGACAACAATCTCAAGAGCCCTCTTGAATGATTTGGGAGTTGATTCGTCTGACATCTTACGTGTTAACTGCTCTGATGAAAAGATTGAAGCAATGCGCAGCAAGGTTACCAGCTTTGCATGGACTATGCCAATTGGTAAGTTCAAGGTTGTTCAGCTTGAAGAATTCGATTATCTATCCCTTGATGGTCAGGCTCTACTTCGCAGCTTGATTGAGGATACATCTGCCTCCACTCGCTTTATTGCTACTTGCAATTACGAGAACAAGATCATTCCTCCGCTCAAATCTCGCTTTCAGCAATTCAGCTTCAAAGCTCCTGACAAGGACCTCATCGCTGGGCGCATGATTGAAATCCTTGATGCTGAAAAAGTAGAGTATGAACCAGAAGATTTGCTGACATACATCGACGTTGGTTACCCAGATATAAGAAAAACAATTCAGCTTCTTCAGCAGAACACTCAAAGCGGAAAGCTTCTACCTCCATCTAATGCTGCAATAGACAGTGATTGGAAATTTGGTTTGCTTGATGCGATTAGTTCTGGTGACTTCAAGAAAGCGCGTAAGCTAGTTTGCGAAACTGCTACTCGTGAAGAACATGAGGATGTCTTTACATTTCTGTATCAGAATATTAACAAGATGAAGGTTAGTGACAAAGAAGCTGCCATCGTGACGATTGCTAGTTACATGCGCGGTCACATTCAAAGCTCAGACACTGAGCTCAACATTGCTGCCCTTTTCGTGGAACTAAGTAAAGTATGAACCAAGAATTAATTGATACGCTTAGAAAAATGGTACCTAATATCATGGCTGAAGAACTGTGCGAGGTGCAGCCTATGGATGATGAAATTTTTACGCATGCAATGGTTGAAGGAAAATCTGAAAAATGGCTTATTGAGAATGGATATGAGCTTGTTGATTCTCAAACACGATTGATGTGGGTAAAGAAAGATGGCAACAACACATAAACTTGACATCTTCGACTTGCTGTCTCGCATTAACTCTGCAAAGAGTGGTGATATCTATTCTACGTTGAGTGACGACGAGAAGAAAGGATTCAACCCATTAGTTGTCATGCGCTGGTTGTCTGGAACATCAGATGAGCGGCAGATTATCCTACTCAATGAGTTTGTAAATAAGTATGTCTTCACTCTTGCTAAGCATCCGCAACTCTTGATGCAGCTAATGCAGGTAGCATCCTCAAAAACAAGTAAACGTTACCAATGGATTGGTGTAAAATCTAATAAGAAGAACACCAACTCTCGCAAGGTTGTTCAGGAGTATTTTGAAATGTCTTCACGAGAAGTTAATCTCGTGAATCCGTTTCCTTGTGAGGCAGAGATTATGCAGATGGCAGAAGAACTTGGATGGCAGAAGGAGGAGCTAGCAGCTCTTAAAAAGGAATTCAAAGAATGACTTTCAGATATAAATCAGCAAAGCATCGTGACAGTACTCGCAAGGAACGAAAGGCTACTTGGCGTAGAGTTACTGGGTTGATGAAGGAATATCCAGAATGCGTTATTGCAAATGGTCAAGCATATTGTGATCATGTATGGGACCCAGCATTTCCATGGGTATGGGTTGATTTCCGCTTCTTCCATACTAAACTGAAGCGCTATTTCGCTTGTGCTATGGTTACTGCTGAATATAAAGCACACGAGCAGGTTGAAGATGCTGCATGGGAAATTGCAAGAGAGAATTATCCATATGAAGAACATCACACTGCCAGGTGCAGTATCGAACAATGGAGAACAGAACGTTCTGAAAATGACGATAACCGATACAAAATGTTCAAGGAAAAAGTCACTGCGCTAGGATTGAATACTTATAAAGAAACTCCTAGAATTCTAGCTAAGGACTATGGTAAGCTTGTTGTGGGGGTCTGGGCAACAGTAAATAGACCATATATCGACGAGGCATACATTGCAGAATTTATAGACTTCTATCGAAGCCTTGGCGAACCAACTAAACCAGGCCTGGTCTGGAAAGGTGAAGAGATTGAAGTCATACCGGCGAACATCTACAAAAATGACAGAAGTAGTTCTACTTGATAAGGAGCAGATTGCTGCTCGACGTATTCCACTTGAGGATGCAGAAGTATCCTTAGGTAAGAATGCGAATTGGTATTGCCATTATTGCAAGCGCAAGATGTCGAATGAATCAGTATTCATGAAGCATTTTTGCGAACCTAAACGCCGCACTCAAGAGCTAATGAGCCCTACTGGACAAGCTGCATTTGGTTACTACAATGCGTGGATGAAGATGCGACGCTACACTCAGCAAACTTCATCAACCTTCATCGAATCAAAGTTCTTTAAGACTTTTGTAAAGTTTGCTCAGATGGTTATCGACGCAAACATCGGTGATCCAGAAAAGTATATGGAGCTGATGGTTGCTGGCAGTATTGACCCAACTCTATGGTGTCGCCAAAGTGCCTACGCTTTGTACCTAGAATGGGCTGACAAGAATTCCGATCCTATTGAGGATGTTCAAGCATCGATCAACTACCTGTTTGACATCTGCGAGAAGGAAGATATTCTCACAAGTGAAGGTGCTCCAGATATTCGTAGGATTTTTGCACACCTTGGTGTCCAGAGAATTTTTGCTCTTGTGCGGCAAAAGCGAATAACTCCATGGTTACTCTTTAACGCAACATCCTTTAAGCCAATCCTTGAGCAACTTGACAGCGGTGAAAGAGCTGCCCTGAACAGAATTATCAATGCTGAATATTGGTCTAAGAAATTTACAATGAATAAATCTGTTGTTGCATCTATAAAAGAAATCGCAACTGAAATTTGTTTATAAATGCTTGCAGATATTGACATAGACTTACCGACGCAGTTCAAACCTAAAACTTTGTTCCCTTGGACTAGAGCAAGTATGGTAAAGAATGGAGAGTTGGGTCCTCATCCGTGCGGATACTATCCTCAGAATATTCCAGTAGATCAAATCACTAAACTTGCTGCTATACCTTACGGTGATGCAGAAGAATTAGGGTACGGAAAAATCGACTTTCTGCATTTGTCCGTCTACGATTACTTTGAAACGCGAGAAGAGATTGATGCTCTACTTGAAGAAGAACCAGATTGGGGGTTGTTGCTGATACCCTCAGAGCAAGTAAAGTTGTTTCAACTTGCAAAGCACGGTGATATTCTAACAGCAGTAAAGCCAAAGTGCATTGAGGAATTGGCTGACGTGTTAGCTCTTATTAGACCAGGCAAGAAGCAGTTGGTAAAGCTTTATCATTCACAGCGAGATGCTACTCGTCGAATCCTTTATGCAAAGGATGAGAACGGCTACTCATTTAAGAAGGCGCATGCGGTGAGTTATGCTATGGTGGTGGTGCTACAGCTCCACCTTATATCTGCCGGCATCATATGAAGCAGCAGGGTTTAATTTTGTATTCCATTTTTTGTGGGAATAATATTCATAACCAGTCTCGCTCTCTAAAATAGGCCCACAAAATCTTTTCCAAAATTAAATCTGAATTTTGACATAGATGCTGGAAATTCAGATTTGAATTTTAGTAGATGCCATCTTCTATATAATTTTATAGAATTGTTTGGTAGTTAAAGGGGGTTGCCAGTATAAACATAAAATCTCATAATGCTTCTCCTTCAATTATCTATGCTGAAGTCATTCAATCTAATCAGAAATCATTCAAACAGTTTACTTTGGGCAGATACAGTGTATAATAAATTTTATTGAAGGATTGTTCTTTATGAGTGGAATTTTAGATAAGCAGCTATCAGCTCGAACTATTGAATATCTGGAAATTCTTCAAGAGGAGTGTTCGGAGGTAGTGCAGGCAGTTTCCAAGATTAAGAGATTTGGCCTTCACAGCTTTAACCCAACAGATAAAAAGAAAGTTCAGAACATTGACCACTTGATTATTGAGATTGGGGATGTAATTGGTATGGTTCGGTTACTAACAGAATCAGAACTTGGTTTCAATCATGGACTGAATTTAGAAAACATTTCTAAAGCTGGTGAAAAGAAAGTGAAAAAAGTTGCAAAATACTTGCAAAATTAGTGTACTTTTGTCAGGCTGCAGTGCATAATAACCTATCTAACGAAAAGGGTTTCATATGACTTCAATGAGGATGGTCAAAGAAATTGATGAAGATGTGATGAGCATCTGGGAAGAATAAATGATGAAAATATATAGCTGCGGTGGAGCAGTCCGCGATAAATTACTGGACCTACCTGTCAGCGACATGGATTATGTTGTTGTGGGTTCCACCGAGCGAGAAATGCTGGATGCTGGATTTAAACCTGCTGGAGCATTCTTTCCTGTCTTTCTACACCCTACTACCGGGGACGAATACGCCCTCGCCCGTAAGGAAAAGAAGAGTGGAGCAGGCCATACGGCTTTCACTGTAGAATTCGACAAGGAAGTTACCCTGGAGGAAGACCTAGCTCGGCGTGATCTGACGATCAATGCGATGGCAAAGGATCTGGAAACTGGAGAAATCGTTGACCCATTCCATGGTCAACGAGATTTGAAGCACAAAATCCTGCGTCATACGTCCGATGCTTTTGCTGAAGACCCCCTGCGCGTGGTTCGCCTTGCCAGATTCTATGCTCGCTTTGACGACTTCGGAGTGGCAGATGAGACGCTGGCAATGGCTCAGAAGGTTGTTCAGTCTGGTGAAATGGATACTCTGTCCGAAGAACGTTTTTGGGCTGAAATGGACAAGATGTTTCGCACTTGCAGAAAGCCTGACCGCTTCTTTGCTGCGCTGTGGAGCTTCTATGCTCTAGACAATGTGAAGTTTTTCAAGGATCTGTTTGGTGACAGAACTACCATAGAAGATCTGACTTGCATTGAAGAGTTTGCTATTATGGCTTCTCGTACTCATCCAGACTTTAGGCTGACTGCATTCGTTGCAGTAGCTGGAAAGTTTGCGCACGACATCAAGGGAACGACTACTGAGATGATGAAGTTGCATAAGGCTGTGCAAGCAGTCAGAAGTCTGCCAGATGAAATGACGGGATTGGATTTGCTAAACTTTTTGAAGAACATGGGCGCAAGCACAAAGCCTTCGAAGACACTAGAAAATCTGTACGATCTACTTCGCCTAGGTCCAAAATCTTTGGATACAAAACTGAGTGCTGACAGTTTGACTACTATTTTTGAAGCAGCACATTCTGTTAAGTCTGACGAACCAACGTTTGCTGGACTGGAAGGTATCGCTCTAGGATATGCAATGAACAAAGAACGTGTTAAAAGAATTGATGGAGTACTATGATTGGGATTTTAATATTGAGCGCAGTTTGTCTTGCAATTTTAATTGCTATAAACTGGTATGCTGGGGATAATCTGACGGTCAGTGATTTCACTTTCTTAGTGTTTGTGTCATTAATCCCGCTCGTGAATGTTCTGACCGTTGCATTTTTCATATGGGCTATGATGACTGACAGCGGCATTAAATCGGAAGTTGTTATGCTGAAAGGTCGTGGTGCATGAAAACATTGTTTGCTTGGACCGGTGCTGCACTCTATGTTCGGCCAAAACCAAAGTGCAGTGTTTGTGGTACTACAGAAAATGTAAGATACGTGGGCGGGTACCAAGAGTACCTTTTCGATAGTCCGGGATGTATTCCCCTTTGAGGATATTATGAATAAGAACATTGAAGCACTTGCACTTGAAGCTGGGATGGTTAAAACCTCATTGCATTATGGTCGTAGAGATCCTTACGTGCTTTGGGAGGATGACATTGAAAAGTTTGCCGACTTGATTGTGGAGAAATGCTTAGATGCTTGTAGTCGGGCAAATGAGATTAGACATTTCGTGCCACCTACCCAGCAGCAAGTTGTCTTAAGTTGTATGGACGAGATTGAACGAATTTTTAGGAGATAAATGATGAATGAAACAATGATGTTTAAGGTTCTAGTTGGAAGTCGACTTTACGGAACACATACAGCAAAGTCTGACTTTGACTACAAGGTAGTTGTCTTGCCAAGCATGGATGATCTGCTAATGGGTAAAAAGCTTGCTAATCGTAAGGAGAAGCCAGAAGGTTCAAATGCGAATAGCAAGATGCAAGCTGGTGAAGCTGAAACAGAATACTTGCCGCTTCAAGTCTTCATGGATGATTTGTACAACGGCCAAACATACGCCCTCGAATTGATGTTCGCATTCAATCAGGGGCTAGCAGAACGATGTAACGACCATGTTTTGAATAACAAGGTTACTGTCATGATGCGGGAACTTCAAGACAGGTTCTTGAATAGCACCATGAAGAAGATGGTGGGATACGCAGTTGCACAATCTCAGTTGTACGGTCTGAAGACAGAACGTTTCACAACCTTGAAGAAGGTTGTTGAGTTACTTACTGAGCACCTTGCCTTCTTTCCCGACCACACCACGATGGCTAATGAAGATGGACTACGCAATAAACTGCTACTACTTCCTCACGTAAAGCCGGTGATGATAGAGAATTCCGCTGGTGGATCAGCCCTTGCTCCAGCCTTGGACATAGTCGGAAAGAAGTTTCCGCTAACTAACAAGGTGCACACTTTGCTAGCATCTCTAAACGGATTGCTTGCTGGATACGGAGATCGCGTAGCATCATTTGAGGGAGAGGGTGTCGATTGGAAGGCATTGAGTCATGCAGTTCGGATAACGACTCAAGTGCTTGAACTTTCTAAGACAGGAAAGATGACATTCCCTAATGCACAAGCAGATATGCTGCGCGATATGAAGGAAGGAAAGATGACTCTTGAAGATGCAACTACATTGCTCGCGAATCATTTTAACCAGATAGATGCCGCAGTTGCTAACTCCACTTTGCCTTTGCGCAACCCAGTAATGGATGCAGATTTTGCAAAGTGGAAGCTAATGTGGCTACGTGCCTTCTACAGCGGGCAGCTTTAAATCGGTAGATAAGGGCTCGCCTTACCATACTTTATTGTAATGGTGGTAAGGCGAGCCCTTATAAACTTCTGGCTTTGATTTATTCGTTTTACCAAAGTATAACGTGCCAGTTAAAGCATGTCTTTTGATAAGAAAAGCGGGTTTAGCGCACTTAGTAGTTTGGCGCACGTTTAAGTTTCACTTCAATACCTTCAGGTATTGCCACAACGCGTCTCCGTCGTACCTTGGCTTTTTGCATGCCATCATACGAGAAGGCTTGTCCTACGATGCGAGTAACGTAGGTGGTGTCAAATGTTCTGTATAGTGGTGCAAGCTGGGATGTAAGCCCGTGTTGTGCGATCTCTACACTTAGTGGGCTGCGTTCTGATTTTCCGTAGAACCATTTAGTAACGATACTAAGAAATTCTTGGAGTGGAATATTTTCTTGGTCCGCATAATCTAACACATATGCCCCAATTTCTGCTGGAGTTATATTATCGATGATGGCTAAATACGTTTCTCGTTTGTATTCGAGCATACACATATATCCAAGATTAACCCGCTCTGATACGGGCTCAACAACTAATTTCGGTATTTTCTTTTTTGCCATTTGCCATTCTCCATAATGCATGGGGCATTTTACTTCGGTCTGCACCCTCAACCATTCTTAAGTGACAGATGAAATGCTCATGCGCTGTTAATTTTATCATTTCACTTCCCACCAAAGAGTCTGGGATGATGTGATGTCTTTTGTCATGCCCTTCAACACCGGCATTGTTGTTTTCAATAATTTGGTAACACTAAGCAAGTGTATTTGATCTTGTAGGAACATAGTGTCCATTTCATAGATTGAAACTATTTAAACTAATCTTGAACCTGTAACAAAAATGTCAATAGTTACACGAAAACAACCTCATTTTGGTTACTTTGTTACTAACAAACTGTGTACATTTCCCCAGGTTAGGGTATAATTACTTTATCGAGTGATTAACTTAGAAAGTTTCCCAAATGACTGCAATGGCCCTCTCCTCTTTGATTTCTTCTGCTGCTGAACTCTCCATTGACCAACAATTGGAATTGAATCGGGCTTTAGTTCAAATGATCAAGAACAAGCGTCGGGTTGCAGCAGTTGTTGTTGGTTCGAAGCTTCTCCCTGGTCAGCTTGTTACATTCAATGCCAAGACTCGCAGTCAGAAAATAATCAAGATCGAAAAGTTCAACCGGGCTGGTACTGCAGTTGTCGGTCGCGAACACAATGCAAAGGGTGAACAAACTTCCACAATGCGCTGGACTGTTCCTGTGACTCTTTGCACAGTTATTTCCTAATGTGTTACACTTTAACCTGTGAAAACTATGTACTTTTCACAGGTTGTATAGTATAATAATTTATCAACGGAAAACAAAGGAATCTAAAATGGCTAAAGTACCTTGCAACTCCTGGTCCATTCTCCCTGCTGGTTGCCTCTTCAATGACAAGACGAAGGTTACAATGGAAGAAGTGATGAAGGAATGGGATTCTGGTACCATTGTGGTATGCAAGAAGCCCAATGGCCATTTTGGTTTCATTGCTGGTGGTTATGGTGATTATGCAAAGATTGGTTCCAGCCAAATGTGCCACCACGATCAAACTTGCGCAAAGCTAGGTTACTGGGAAATTGTTGCTCAAGTCAAGTACAAAAAGGTAGATGGTGTGACTGTCACGGAAGTTGAAGGTTCCATCGAAGGTGTTAAGAAGGCTACCATCCACGTCTTCAAGTAAGGATAGAAAAGTGTTTGCTATTTCTCTTTCCGGCCTGTTTATTACTGTTGCGAAGCTCATGTGTTTGATTGTCGTGGCAGCATTTAGCGCATTGACAGTTCTTTGGCCTGTAAGTAAACAGCCCATTTCGAAGACTCAGAAAGTCATTTTCGCCATTTTGAATGTTATCATGGCGCTGTTCTTGTTTGGTGCAATCAAGCTTACTGATTAAGGATTAAAAAATGATTGATGCGAAAACAGCCCGCAATGTCTCAAGATGGTTATCTGCTAATCATGACAGATGTGTTGTTCGTTGAGAACACGGTTAGTACATTTGAAAGTGAATACCTTTATGATTATGCAGGTATTGCAACGCGTGTAATTGAAAAGAGCAAATAGATGCTGCTAGCCCAGCAAAAGAACCAACTGAAAAGAAATCAAAGCCAGTTTGCCTAGGAACAGTGGCCTAGTTTACTTTGTTCCTAGGTCAGGTTATAATACATTATCAAACGATTATTGAGGTTAAAGATGAAAAGCGAAATCCTGCTCTCTAAAGAACTTCGTGCAAAGGTAGAAGCTAAGACGAAGGAATGTTTCAACACTGCTGAGAAGAAATTTAAAACCAAATTTGAGATGCCTGAGATTAGGTATAATGTAAAGTCCACAACCGCTGGACTTGCATATCATCAAAAGTGGTTGATTCGCTACAACTTAATTCTCTTGGTTGAAAATGAGGAACACTTCCTCAAGCACACTGTTCCCCACGAAGTCGCTCACTTGATTAATCGTCAGGTGAACAAGCCTGCAGATGGCAAGAAGAAGCTGATGCCTCATGGCAAAGAATGGAAAGATATTATGGCACTGTTTGGAATTCCAGCAGATGTGAAACATACTTATGATTGCGCGTCAATTGACAGGACACCACGGTCAAAGCGCAAGACTACCGAATCCAAGGTTGCTCGTATCCTCAACCAAATCAAGAAGCTCAATGAAGAAGATAAGGCAATCCTTGCCGACCGTATTGAGAATGGCGATATCTATTAATTCACAGAAAGAAAAGCATGTCTAATTTTGTTCAAGTAATCAAGGAATGCGAAGCTGCTAATGGTGCGGGCACCAAGAAGATTATTCAAGCAGCTCTTGCAAAGGCTGATGAAATTGCTCAACAGCTTATTATTTATGCATTATCGCCATACCAGGTTTTTGGTGTTCGCAAGTTTGATATGCCAAAGTCTGGACCGAAGGTTACTCCCAAAAATGCATATGAGGAATTTTTCTGTGTCCTTGAACGTTTGGTCTCTCATGATCTAACTGGCGATGCTGCTCGAAATGCGGTCACTGGTGCTCTTGGTGGCTTTACTCTTGAAGAGCAAGATTACATTGTTCGAGTCCTTGACAAGGATTTGAAAGCCGGTTTCTCCGCAGATACTTTCAACAAGATCTGGCCTAACAACAAGATTCCTACGTTCGAGGTAATGCTTGCTGACAAATGTGAAAACACTGAAGACTTCGAAAAGTATGTCATCTTCCCCTGCCAAGCAGACTGGAAGTTCGATGGACAGCGCAATATTGCTATCCAGCGCGAAGGTCAACCAGCTGACAATCGTGCTCGCTCTGGCAAGGCTTCTGAACACCTGAACGGTTTATTCGATGAAGACCTCGCAAAAATCCGTGAATACCTCGGCTATGACTTCATTTTGGACGGTGAAGCCTTTGCTTCTGACTTTACTGAAACAATCAATGCCAAGAAGGCTGGCAATGATACTGCAAAAGCTAACATGCGCATTCGTGCATTCTTCTTGATGCCTCTAACTGATTGGATTGCACAGAAGACTAATATCACTATGCGTCAAAATCGCAAGGCTCTCGGAGAAATTCTGAAGGCTTGTGACTGCAAGAAGATCACTCTCTCCGAAGGTCGTGAAGTTACCGACTACCACGACATGATGGAATACTGCAACGAAGTGATCGACGTTCACAAGCAAGAAGGTCTGATCTTGAAGGATTGGGATTCTGAATACACTTGGGATCGTACCTTCGCGTGGACCAAGGTGAAGCGCTTCTACGACGTGGATGCGCGATTCATCTCCTTCTACCCAGGCCGTCCAAAGAGCCGCCTCGCTAACACTGTTGGCGGCGCAAACTGTGTTGCCTTCCTTGAAAATGGCGAACGCATTGAGTTCAAAGTTGGCTCTGGCTTCTCTGACAAGGACCGTGAAGACATGAAGACTAACCCTGACAAGTGGTTGAAGCTTACGCATGTCATCAAGTACCAAGAAGTATCCCGTTCAAAGGGTAAGGAAGTTGCGTCTCTTCGGTTCTGCACCTATGAACGTTCGCGTGACGACAAAATGGTGGAGATTTAAATGACGGATCATGTATGGGCAGTTCGTGTAGGAACTCTTGGGCGATTGAAAGCAGCTATCAAGAAGTTCCATACTAAGAAGCTTGCAAAGCTGGGCTTCTATGTTGAAATAGAAGAGCTCGACCAACATGATAATGACAGGCTAATTAGGGCTTATCAGAATAGTGAGGACTTTACATTGAAGCCATTTAGCAAAGCCATTCCATTTAAGACCATCAACCATGATATGGATGGAACTATTCGTAACACTACTAAGCAGTTTTTTGTTGCTAAATTTATGGGGCCAAAGCTCTTGAATGGAGTACCCCGTGCAGACTAGACGTGGCTCCATAATTGAAACATTTACTAACATCGTTGTTGGTCTAATGGTCTCTATTGTTGCTAACGCGGCGGTGGCACCGCTAATCCTCGATCACGCCATCACAGGTGTTCAAAACATCAAGCTGACCTTTTTCTACACAATAATCAGCATGGTCCGTTCATACGCACTTCGCCGCAGCTTTAACAAAATTTCCATTCGATATGGCATCTGAGGTATAAATAATGGTGTTAGTAGTTAAACATCATGAACGTTATAGACCTCACACTTTATCGCAACAGAAAAATTATTGAACACCTTGAAAAGAAAATAGGGGAGCTATCGCTTTCCTCTGAAGTAGGTGGAGTTCGGCAGATAAAATTTTACTTCAAAGAATGGCTCAAGGTAAATTACCATTAAGTACGGTGCTATAATAGAACTTTAGATGAGATACACAGATGATAGAAGCAAGAATAAACAATAGACTTCGCGTAGGCGGAAAAAATCTATATGTATTTCTCCTAGATGATATGAGGGGACATCATCCTCTAAAGTGCGTCGCATTCATTGAGAGAGAAGATTTAAGTGATCAAATTTTCTGCAATGAAGAAGGTGAAGAAATGCGGGTTGCGAAATACCACGCTCATGGCACGCTTTCTGATGAGGCTGAAACACTATGGGTGAAGTAATTCAATTCGTCCGTGATGGCAGAAAACCACATCACCGCGACCACGATAAACCAATCATTCCAGTCAAAACAGTTGATGATGTCTTTGCAGACGTTTATGAGGACATCATTGGCGAATGGCAGCGGTACGCTATCAGGAACCGTCTTAACGAGTTCATCACAAGCAAGATTCCCGCATCTCTGCGAACAATACCAGAAGCTGACTTCACGAATGATCTGAACGCTTTAGCTGCGGTAGAGAACAAACTTCAATTACGCGTTTCGCTATTTTGGCCTGGAGGAACAACAGCCAATCCCTACGGTTGGATTGCCGGATTCCACAAGGATACAAAGATTTTTACAACACCCGCAGACATGTCGTCTGAGGCAAATGCAAGAGCCCTAAACATTCTTCTTTACCTGGGATTAGAAAACCAGTTGAGAAGCCTGTCGGGCAGTTTAAAGTAAGTACTAGGAGAAAAATAAAGATGCAAGAAAATACGGCAACCGTTTCACTTTACGTTGTAAAAGGTGCAACAGGACTTTACTTTGCTGGGTTTGATACCACAAAAGGTCAGGCAAACTTCGTAGAAGATCCACGATTCGCAAAGACCTTTACAAACAAGTATGACATTAAGCTCCGTCCTGATGAGCATCTTGTTGAAATGTCAATTGATCTTTCTGTCGCAGCGATAAAGTTCTCTGAACCATTCAGACCACAGCGCCGAGCAACTAAGTAATCGCAAGTTTGCTTTTACCACTAAGCGTGTTATAATATCTCCAATAGAAGTAATTCCATTGGAGATTTTTATGCATTTAACTGTACGTGAATTGATTGAACGACTTGCACACTACGATGACGACGTGCTAATTGGGATTAAGAAATTTACCCATGGTTCTGATCGCGTCACTATTGATCTTGTAGAAGAAAGTGAAGTTGACCATGATGTTCTCTTTATTGATGGAGAAGATCATGAAGTGATAATCCTGGGATAACATTTTTAATCTTTAAGAAATACGATGACCCTTCATTTTCCTTGGAAAATGGCTCGCAGACTTCGAGCAACACCCATCTACAAAGAGGGAGACCGGGTTAAAATTAGCCTTGGATAAGGGTCAGATTACTCAGCACCTTTAGTCAGTTCGCAACCAGTTTACATTCACATCTTCTGGGTATATAATCAATTATCAAATTTAATTTTTAGGAGTTTTACATGGCAAAAGTTTTAACAGTCGCAACCCCTGTTCAAAAGGCAGTTTTTGAGCAAGTTTTCTTGAACGAAATGTCGCACGGCTTCTGGAAGAATGCACGACCTGCTGACCATGCCGACTATTGGAAGGGTGTGACGCTCGTTGTTGGTACTGAACTTGGCACCAACGGTTTTGACGTCCCCCGCAACTACAACTTTGTCAATCCTGAATTCTTCTGCAAGGTAGAAGACAAGCTGATGGCAGTTGCTGAAGTTGCTCAACCTGGAATTACTACCAAGCAGCTCAAGAAGCAGCTCATCTCCCTCAATCAAATCATCGGTGGCCGCCTTAAGGAAGTTGGTGGAACAGTTGTTAAGCTGCCGCGTGGTCGCAAGCAACCAACTGAAGTTCAAATCAGCACTGCAAAGAAGACAGCGACCTCATCTGTTCGTAAGGCACTTGCGAACCTGGTTGAAGCTCCTGTAGCAGAAACGGTTTAATCAAATGACACGCTTTATTCTGTCTGTTCTCGCACTAATTGGGCTCTACGCTCGCCTTGGTTGGACATACGTCACAGCTCCAGTTTCAACAGCTGTAGCGTGGGCAAGGCGGAAGATCATTTATGGTTGGTACTCCTTCAAGATTTTCCTGTATAGCTAAATCTCTCCGGAACAAAACAAAGGGGATCCTAAAGGATCCCCTTTTCTTTATCTAAACTTTTTACTGCTTTTCTTCGTATTGAAAGTTTCCACCAAACTCCTGTGCTCTGTCAATTGCTTGTTGCTTTCTATCATTGATTTGACCTGCTGCATCTTTTACTGTTGCATTAACACTTGATTTTGTTCTGCTGATTTCTCTTTTAAGAAACTCTCTGTACTGTGGAACGGTCATTCTCTTTTTAGCTGCTTGTGCTGCTTCATCTTCTTCTCTTTTCTTTCTGTCAGCTAAAGCTTTCTTTGCTGCATCACTGTTTTTAAACATTCCAAAAATTTCATCGAGGCGCTCTTCAGTCAACTCCTCCAGAGGAGTATCATAGAATTGAGAAAATTGTTTAAATGAAATATTCATTGAAGTTGTCCTGTTAATTCCATTTTGTATTTATAGTTGGTCGCAGAAAATGAGGTTAAATTTCTTGTAAATATGAAGTGTAAATCTCATAAATGCTACAAGTATGAAACAAGTCCTGACGGTTATTCCTGGCAGTATTGATACTCTTAGAAGAGTGCTGATGATTCAGCAATGGTCTGAGCTTAGAAATACACTTGGACAGATTGGATTAGAGGTCATTGTCATTCCGTTTTCCGCAAATAGTGGCACAGCCTTTGATCTGCCCTTCAGTGAAAAAGCTTTCATATTCGGTAATGATGTCCTGATAGATAAAGTAAAGGAAGATCGCTTGGCAGCGTGGTTATCTGACCGCGGCTTTAACGCAATCCACCAGCAGAACGTAAAGGCTTCCAGCACGGCTATTATTATTGATGAACAGCAGGCATGGTGCAGCTTTGGATTTGATGGAAGCTTGCGCCGAGATAACCAATTTGAGGACATCTTGATTAGCGCTGGAAAGGTATATCGACCGCTTGAGATGAGGATCGGATTAGCAAGTGATGGAATTTTAGCTAACGTCTTTTGCCCACTCACGGAGATGCGTGGCCTTCTATGGTATCCACCCGCCTTCACAGAACAGGCCCGGCACGAGATACGTGATTGGTATCCTGATGCTATTGAGATTAGTAATGAGGACAAGATTGGAATGGCGTGTAGTTCAATCATTCATAATGACCACGTCATTATCCCTGATGGGCTAAGTATGGAGCTTTATGAAAGACTTGAAGGACTGAACTATCAGGTCATAAAGCAAGACCTGCACGCCTTCATTGACTTAGGATTGGGTTGCAAGTCTCTCATTATTCCAATCAATGAATAAATAAACAATATGATTTAAGGATGAGATATAATGAAGCTACGAGAATTGTTCGAAGATATCGGCAAGAAGACTGAAGTTCAGCTCGAAAAAGGCCTGTCAAGGGACGAGGCTTTAAAGTTAGCTCCGTGGAAGAAAAAGTACGGAGACTGCAGAGCATTCTTCTACAATCCTAAAACAGGAGTAGCGACATGGATATGAGTGAAGATCAGAAACAAACACTTGAGACTATTGTTGAGGGTGGTGCAGAAGTAAGTACTGTTGCGTATAATCCTTCAAGCGTAACAGGCGACCCTGAGGGTGATGCTATCTCCACTGGATGGGTCCAGTACGCGAGACAAGCAAGCGCTTCGTTAGTTGAAGTAGTCTACACAAGATAAGGGTAAGAATTGGTGGATTGGTGGAATGAATAACTTTTTGCTAAATAAAGAAGATGCAGAAAATAGAGGATTGAAATGAGGACGGATAAATTGTTCATTTTCAAAAACAGCGTAAACTTAGATTAGGAAATGATTGTGACACCCGGGGGCAGTGCCCGGCAGGTCCACCAAAAGAACTCTAAATCTTACAGAAATGTTTGAACAGGTTTGGTATCCCAGATCCCTCTTGCATAGGTAAAACTGATAACAAAGACAGATATGCCAAGAGTTCTTTTAATGGGCTTGACACAGGATCGACCACGAAAAAAGTATTTGTTTGAGCGCTCGTCAGGCGATCGACGTTAAAGAAGCAAAACTATAAACGCAAACGACAAATTTGTGATGGCTGCCTAATTGGCTTGCCGGAGTTTTTGAGGGTTTATCTTAGCAACAGAATTAAACCCTCACCTTCATTTCGCAAAGGATAAGAATAATGGATATGGGCGAAATTTCACAGCTGGAGCTGGATTTACTTTTGCTGTTCTACACATACTCTAATCAGTTTGGAACTGTTGATATTGACTTCTGTGCCAAGTTCGCCGCCGATAAAATGGGTGTCTTCATTTTGAAGCAGCCCTTCCAATTTACTCAAGAGCACCTTGACTGTCTTATGGACAACGGATTAGTTCCGGACACACGCGAACTTCTAACTGTCATCCCACTTAACAGACCAAAGATAAAAGCGAGAAGAGTTAGAAAGCCCAAGGAATCTGGTTAAGCGCAAATAAATAAAATGCACCGCACATATATGTTGAGGTGTAAAATGAATAAGATTATTCCAATACCAAAGAAAATGTTCATAGGCGTCTTGGCAAGCGCCTTTGTAGTGGGTACAGCTTTACCCAACTTTCTCAATGCTGAACAAACTCCAGTAGCCCAGCCCCACAAGATAGTTCTTCATCCCCGCGGCCAAAAGAAAGCTTCATCACCTCAAGTAGAAGCTTTAGTATCCCAATTCATCAACCTAATCCCTGGTTCAAGATTACATAACTGAGCGTAAAGGGTAAAATGTCTAATAGACATTATGCAAGCATCTGCAGTTGAAAATGAGATAATTCAGATGTGTTGCAACACGAAACGGATTAGCTCCGATCTTGTTGATTTCATCAACATACAAGACTTTTGGGGGGCAAGCACGATGTGTTTAAGTTGTCAGTGCAGCATCTCTTCCAACATTCATGGGCCAACTGGCAGCAAGAAGCAGAAGTCACGCTGTTAGATGATGACGTGATAAATGAAAACTTTGAATGGCCTGATCTCCAGGCCAAGGGCAGAATAATTAACATAATATGGCATATCAATTCCAACGGATGACTCAGAACGTTCTTCCACTCGCGAAGATACCAAAACCGGACACCAACTATCAGAGCTGGGAAATTGAATCAATCCTTGAGATACTCCTGGAGAAAGCTGTTGAAACCGGTGAGATTCACAGTCAGATGTTCTTCGAGCATAAAGGACAATATGCTCCACAAGCTCATAGAGCAACTACAATGTACAGGGCAATCGAGATTATTCGACAGCTTCAGTACGAGGTTGCTCGTTTAACAGACGAGCTTGCTGACGCAGATGCGGAAAAGAAACCTTCTAAGCGCAGGTCGAAGAAAGCAGGCAATCCTAAGGTCGAAGACTGATTCTTTCAAGCATAAATAATCTTACTCAATTGGTGAGTTAATAAACACACAAAGGAAAACACAATGAAGAAAATCATTTTAGCATCCATCCTCGCTCTTGCAGCAGGCGCAGCATCCGCTCAAGTTTCAGCCGTAGCCTCATATGAAGCAAACGTTGTTGCGAACTCCGCAGTTAACACACAAGAAGTTTTGGCCGGTGTAAATGTCGGTCTTGGTAATGGATTCGCAGCCCAGGCACTTGGCATTGGTGATTACAACCGTGGTGAAGGCGTTTCTGCTTCCACTGGAACAGGTTGGTTGATTGGCGGAACAAAGACATTTAGTGCAATTTACGGTGTTACTCCAACTATCGGTCTTGGCTACGGTCATACTCGAGTTGACACAGGTACCCAGTTGAACTTTATCCAAGCAACTGCTGAAGGTCGTTACCCTATTGCTCAAGGTACAAACTTGGTTGTTGGTTATCGCTTCCGTCAAGGTGAGTTTGTTGAAGACTACTTCCGCTCTAACCGCGTTTCAGTTGGTGTTGAAAAGCAGCTTTCAAAGGCACTTGTTCTTGGAGTACAAGCTCAGCACACTGCTGGTGAAGGTTACATTTCTAATGGCGTAGGTGCTTCAGTCGCTTACACGTTCTAAATGACACGAACAAGCTAATTTAAGACCACCCGTTCTTACCAGGAGACATAATGTCAGAAGTAATTGCATTTAAGATGCTTTCAGGCGGAGAGGTTGTTGCTGAAGTGACTGAAACCATCTTTGAGGGTGGAGGTATGTTAGCAGAAAACATCAACTCCCGCACGGTAGTAGCGTATAAGGTTCGCCGTCCGCACATCCTTCAATTCCAACCAATGGGCAATGGTCAGCTCGGATTGGCTTTTGTTCCTTGGACGCTTGCTAACCCGGACATTCAATCGATGGAAATTCCAGCTACTGCAGTTCTACTTAAGTATGAGCCTTCCGACAATGTTAGGCGGCAGTACATCTCACAAACATCGGGAATTGAACTAGCACCGCCAGGGACAAAGTTCTAAGTCAACTTGGTTAAAACACACAAAGGGAGTCTTCGAGCTCCCTTTTCTTTTGCGCGGTGTTTTTCTTGTTTTATTTGTCAAAGTGATAAATATCAGATTAGATTAGTAATGGCGCAGGGCGTTTTACGATCTTTACAGTCCTAGTTGGTTAAGTAGTCGATCATATCATTCTATCTCATAAATAGTTGTAAGTAAAAATTCCGTAAATCCTTGGAGATAAAAGAATATGTTTTTCGATTCAATACAGATTGCTGAAGGTGGCGCAATTTCTAACATGGTTGTGGCATCTGGGACTTCATTCCCAGCACAAGCTAATCCTGGTGAGCTGTTCTTTCATACCAGTGACAACAAGATGTACCTTTACAACGGTGCTTCTTGGGTATCAATGGCTGACACATCTAGCGTAGTTACATCGGTTGCAAGCCGCACGGGAGCTATAACACTAATGACCACCGACATTGGTGGTTTAGCTACTGTTGCTTCCTCAGGTTCATATGATGACCTGACAAACAAGCCAACTATTCCAGTTGTCACTGGAACAAACACCGGCGACCAAACAATCACCCTTACTGGTGATGTAACGGGATCGGGCACTGGTTCATTCTCAGCAACTCTTGCCACGGTAAATGGGGCACCAGTTTCAGCTGCATTCCAAAAGATTACAGTAAATGGTAAGGGCCTTGTAACAGCAACTTCAGCTGTCACTCCTACAGACATTACAACAGCTCTTGGATACACTCCAGCTAGCCTTAGCGGAGCAACCTTTACTGGCTCTGTTCTTCTTTCAGCAGACCCTACTCAAGCTCTCGGTGCTGTTACAAAGCAGTATGTTGATAACGTAGCTTCAGGTCTTAACGTCCACAATGCTGTAGTAACAGCCACAACTGCAGCTCTTACTGCAACCTACTCAAATGGCACAGATGGTGTTGGTGCTACTCTTACGGGCACAGCGAATGGTTCACTTGGTTCTGTTGGAGGCTATACCCCAGCCAATGGGGATCGCATCATCATTAAGGATCAAGTTAATGCAGCCCAAAACGGTATCTACGTAGTTACATCAACTGGTTCAGCTGGTTCTCAATACGTACTTACTCGTGCTACAGACTTTGATAATTCTCCAGTAGGTGAAATTGTTGGTGGTGCTTTTGCTTACGTTCAAAATGGTTCTCTTGCTGGCACCCAGCTTGTAGTTACAACCCCAACAGCTATTACAGTTGGAACAACTGGTATTACGTTCTCACAACTTTCCGGTAGTACAACTCTTACAGCTGGTTCTGGTATCTCAATTTCTGGCACAACAATTTCCAACTCTGGTGTTATTACCGTAGCTGGCCGAAGCGGTGCTGTTGCTCTTTCAACATCAGACATTTCTGGTCTTGCAGTAGTTGCTTCAACTGGTTCCTACTCAAGCTTGATTGGTACTCCATCACTCGCAACAGTAGCAACCTCTGGTTCCTACAATGATCTTTCAAACAAGCCTACCTCATTTGCAAACATTACTGGTGGTGCTTCTGGTTCTATTCCTTATCAAACAAATTCAAGCACAACGGCACTGCTTGCTAAGGGAACTGACGGACAAGTTCTTACACTTGCTTCGGGTTTACCAGCTTGGTCTACGCTTACCACCTCGGGTTCAGCACTCACTGGAACATCTCTTGCTTCCAACATCGTAACATCCAGCTTGACTTCTGTTGGTACGCTTACCAGCTTGACAGTTACTAATCCTATTATTGGCTCGGTAACAGGAAATGCTGCAACTGCTACTTCAGCAACAACCGCTACTAACCTTGGTGGTGGAAGCGCTTATGCTGTTCCATATCAATCAACAGCTGGTACTACTTTGTTCTTGCCGGCTGGTACTTCAGGTCAAGTTCTTTCAACACAGGGAACTGGCTCTGCTCCTATCTGGACAAGTGCTCAGAACCTTATCTCCTACCCAGCAAATCAAATCGTTTATGGTACTGGAACTGGTTCTTCATCTTACTCGTCGCTTACATACAATCCACTTACTAACGTGCTTACTGTTGGCGGGGCTGGTACAGCGCTTATGCAGGCAGGAGCAAGTCAGTCCATTGAACTTCTATCTGATACGTCAATTATCCTCACTGTTGGGTCAACCGACTTCCTTGTCGTTGATACAGTTGGTACCTTCAAGGTAAATGGTTCAAAGGGAACAGCTGGACAAGTTCTCACGTCAAATGGTTCTGCTGCAGCAGCTTCATGGTCAAGTTTCAGCGCTTCATCATTGAGCGGAACATCTCTTCCAGCTACAATCGTTTCCTCAAGCTTGACTTCAGTTGGAACTCTTGGTAACCTCACTGTAACGGGTACTATCTCTGGTTCTATCTCTGGAAATGCAGCGACTGCAACTCTTGCTACTACAGCAACTAACATTGCTGGTGGTGCTGCTGGTTCTATTGCTTATCAGACATCCTCTGGTGCAACAACTATGTTGGCTAAAGGAACTGATGGACAAGTTCTTACCCTCGCTGGTGGAGTACCTACCTGGGCTTCTGGCGGCTCTGGTGGTATTTCAGCTTCATCAAACAATACATTCACCGCTGCACAACGCGGTGCTGTATCGGTTCTTACTGCTGGTTCAACAGTAACACCTAACTTTGATGCATCAAATAACTTCTCCCTTACAGCAACATCAAGCTTCACTCTTGCTAATCCAACAGGTACAATTACTCCAGGTCAATCTGGTATTATTGCTATCTCTCAAGATGCTTCTGGTGGTAGAGTAATTACTTGGGGTTCATACTGGAAGGGTGCAGGTGGCGTTAAGCCCACTCTTTCAACAAGCTCTAATGCGGTTGATTTAATCTCCTACTACGTTGTTTCAGCAACGTCAATCTTCGTGTCTGCTAACTTGGCAATTGCTTAAGGACTAACAGAATGCCATCCATTTTTTCTGGCAACATGACTCTGCAGAACATAATCGTTGGCGTCAAGCCATTTGTTCCTGTAGCGTCATTCACATCAACACACACTGGGTCAAACTCAACGTTTAGCTTTTCTGATACCTCAGTGAACTATCCAACGAGCTGGTACTGGGATTTTGGGGATGGTACATCATCAACCCTTCAAAGTCCTACGCACACCTTCACGTACAATGGTAGCTACACTGTCACTCTTACAGCAGCTAATGGAACTGGAAGTAACAGTACTTCCAACGTTATTTCAGTTTCAGATGGCGCTGACCCGTACTTTGGTGACGTTGGTCTTCTTATTAACGGTGATCAAAGCCCAGTTATTGACATTAAGGGCAACGCTCTTAATGTTCTTGGTGTTGGTAGCACTCCAGTTACCCCATCGCAGGATACTGGAAACTATGTTTATGGTAGCGGAAGCGTTTACTTCAATGGTGGCAATGGTTTCAAGATTGCTTACAACTCATCATTTAACCTAAGTGGCGTGGATTGGACTCTTGAAACATGGTTTAACGCCGACGCATTTGGCGGTACTATTCTGTCAAAGGATACCCATGGTACTAACTACGACTGGTGCATTGCACTTACGAATTCTACCCATATTACCATCACCACTGCCGCAACATCCAATTCATTGTCAGCTACTGTGCCAACAATGTCGGCAGGAACCTGGTATCACGTTGCTATCGTTCGTTACAATGGCGTTGTAACGATCTACCTAAATGGTACAGCGTATGCTTCTAAGACAATGGACGTAACTAATGCTGACGTTGCATGGTTCACCGTTGGTTGTGCTGGATGGAATAGTCCTAACACGTACTATACTGGTCACGTTGATGATTTGAGAATTACACAGGGCATCGCCCGCTACACTGGTAACTTCACTCCAACTGGTCCTGCACCTACTCACTAATACCGTGAGCTGTTTCCAATGCTCATAATCGAATAAATAAGTTGTAAAGTTTTAAGGAACACAAAATGATACCTGGTGGAATAGTCGCAACGCTTCTTCGTGCTGTAAGCAATACTACCGCCGTGGCGGACGCCGTATTTGCATATGTAAGCCTGTTACTTAATGGTGAAACCTCATCTGGCACAAACAACAACACCTTTACCGATAGTAGCACTAATGCTATCGCTCTTACTCGTGGCGGCACCCCTACTCAAGGCATCTTTACTCCATTCAGCCAGACTGGCTGGAGTGGCAAGTTCAATGGATCTTCTGACTACGTTCAAGTTGCTGGCGACACCATCATGAATTTTGGTTCTAGTAATTGGACGTGCGAAGCTTGGGTTAATCTTAGCGCTATGCCAACATCGGATGCATGGCCTGGCTCTTACTCTCAGCTTATGGTTGTTGTTGGAACCGGTACGTTAAATTTAGGTGATGGATGTGACATGCTCATTGGCGCTACTAAGCTAATGATTCAATCAAATGATACGGCATATGTTTCTAATGCAGTTCACAATATGGTGACAGGTGTTTGGTACCACCTAGCATACGTTCGTAACGGTAATACTATCTACTTTTACATTAATGGTGTGTTGAATGGAACTGTTGCTTTCAGTGGGTCAGTTGGAACTGGAGCCAATACTTGGATCGGTTGTGAAACATCCCAGGGTGCTTTCTTCAACGGCTATATCTCTAACGTGCGCGTTGTAAATGGAACGGCTGTTTACACTGGTAACTTTACACCATCTACCTCGCCACTCACAAATATAACGAACACAAAACTGCTTACGCTTCAAAATAGCAGATTTTTAGATAACTCTAGCAGCCCAGTATCCTTTACGTTTGGTGGTGCACCATCTATTCAAGCTGTATCACCATGGGAACCTACCACGGCATGGTCATCCTCAATCAATGGTACTTCAATGTACTTCAACGGCACGACTGACTATTTGTCAAGTGCATCTGGAAATGCGAACCTTAAATTTGCTGGCAACTTTACGCTTGAGTTCTGGGCATATCCAACTGTTGCGAATGCATACAATGAAGTTTTTGATACACGTATTGGTGGCTCATCAACAACAGGCTTAATCTTCTACATCAATAGTTCAAAACAACCTGCCCTTTACACAGGTGGTGCAGCCCTGCTTACTTCAAGTGTTGCAGTTGCTCTAAACTCTTGGAACCACATTGCATATGTTCGTAATGGAACAACAATAACCATTTACGTAAATGGTGTTTCAGGTGGAACGGTAACTAACTCTACCAACTTCAGCGATGGTAACGTATCTATTGGTAAAACAAATGAATCTGCTGCTAACTTCTATGCTGGATATATTTCGGATCTTCGCGTTAATAACAGCACAGCTATCTACACAACCACATTTACGCCGCCCACAGCTCCATTGACAGCATCTGCTGGAACATCTCTTTTAGTTACTGGTAATGGTGCTGCTGTTATTGACTATGCCGCCAAGAATGATGTCATCACTCTTGGCGCTGTTACAACCCAAACATCTACAGTAAAATTTGGAACTAATGCTCTTCGCTTCCCTGGAACTGCAGCTGATTATATCTCAATGCCTATCAGCAATGGTCTAGCTCTTGGAACGGGGGACTTTACAGTTGAATGCTGGTTTAACCAGACCGCTAAGACAGCTACTCAACCAGCAATTTTCTCTAACTACAACTCATACACCACCGGTGGTCTTTCATTATTTGCTGGTCATTCATCGGGTTCTACAACACAGTTTCAGGTCGGTTCGCAAGGTACTACATTCCCAGTTATTCAAAGCACCACAGCAATTACCCCAGGCACCTGGCAACACCTTTGCGTGATGCGCACTGGTACTACTCTTCGCCTATTCGTAAATGGTGTACCAAATGGTACAGCCACAATTACTGCAACAACGGCTTACAATGGAGTAGGTACTAACTTTTTAGTTGGTAACTCAGGAGACAATCTAGCTAATGGTTTCTTAAATGGTTATATTGACGACTTCCGCGTAACTAAAGGCGTAGCTCGTTACGCTACTGGCGGATTTACTCCACCATCAGCTGGTTTTTACACTCACTAACTTAGAAAAGGGAGCCTAGGCTCCCTTTTCTAATTTCCGCACCATAACTGGACGTATCAATAAATACCTGTAGAGATAACATCCAGTCTGGAGATTTAAGAACTATGAAATTTGATTCGATTGATATTGTTGAAGGCGGGGCAATTCACAACCTGACCGTAGCATCTGGACCAGACCTGCCATCTATCACCCCAAATGCTGGCGAACTATTCTTCCATACTGGTGATCAACTTCTATACGTTTACAATGGGATATCCTGGAATGCAATTGCATCCGCTTCAGACCTAAACGTTACTCTTTCTGGTGATGTATCCGGTTCAGGAACTGGATACATCACAGCCACCCTTGCGTCAGTTAACACTAGCGTTGGCACGTTTGGCTCAACTGGAAATGTTCCAGTAATTACAGTTGATGCTAAGGGTAGAATTACAAATGTCACAACAGCTTCTATCACAGCAGGTCAGGTTAGCTCGGTGGCGGGCAGGACGGGCGCTGTAACTCTTTCTCAATCTGACATTGCTGGTCTTAAGACTACCGATAGTCCAACATTTACAGGACTTACAGTAACAGACACGATCACTGGAAATGCAGCTACTACTTCAAAGCTTCTTTCCGGGGCGGCGATCAATGGTGTGACGTTCGATGGCAGCGCTCCTATCACCATTACTACAAATGCAAACACCCTTACTGGAACATCTCTTGCTTCTAATGTAGTCTCATCCAGCTTAACTTCAGTTGGCACCCTCGGTACTCTTACAGTATCTGGAACGGTAACTGCTGGAACACTAGTAGGTGCTCTTTCGTCTGGTCAAATTACTACTGCGCTGGGCTACACTCCATATAGCGCGTCAAACCCGAGTAACTTCATTGATGCTTCAGGAGCTCCTGTTCAATCAGTTGCTGGTAAGACTGGCGCAGTCATTTTAAATCAATCAGATATTGGCGGTCTTTCAACCACAAGCAACGTAACATTTGGGACCGTAGCCGCATCTACATTTACCGGTGCTTTAATTGGTAATGCAACCACTGCCACTACCCTTGCAATAGGCAGAACAATTGCCGCCAGCGGTGATGCTTCGGGTACTTCAGCTGTATTCAATGGTTCTGTTGGTGTAACTATTCCACTTACACTTGCGATAGTTAATGCGTCACCTGTAAGTAACTCATTTCAAAAGATAACAGTGAATGTTAAGGGCCTTGTTACGTCAACCTCAGCGGTAGCTGGAAGCGACATCACTACCGCCCTCGGCTACACCCCAGCTAATAAAGCTGGTGACACATTTACTGGTGCAGTGGTTCTTGCAGCAGATCCAGCTCAAGCTCTTGAAGCAGCTACTAAGCAGTATGTTGATAATCTTGCAGCTGGTTTAACAGCTAAATCATCTGTAGTAACTTCTACTACTGCTGCTCTTCCTTTGGTAACATACACTAATGGAACTTCTGGAGTAGGTGCTACTCTTACAGCTGCTGCTAATGGTACCCTTGGCGCCATTGGTGGATACACTCCTGCCAATGGCGACCGCATTCTTATAAAGGATCAAGCTGCTTCTCTTCAAAATGGTATCTACGTTGTCACAGACGCTGGCTCGGCTGGAACACCGTTCATTCTTACGAGAGCTCCTGAGTTTGATAACACCCCAACTGGTGAAATGGCAGCTGGTGACTTCACCTACGTTCAATTTGGCACACTAGGTGGTACTCAGTGGGTGCTTACTACTCCTGGAACAATTGCTGTTGGAACAGACAGCATTACATGGTCACAGCTCACTGGTGCGAGTGTTGTAACTGCTGGTACTGGCATTGCCGTAACAGGAAATCAAGTATCTAATGCCGGTGTCTTAAGCATCACTACCAGCTCTGGTCTTAGTGCTAATGCATCAGCTACTGGAAATGTTTCGATCACTAATACTGGTGTTACAAGCTTAACTGGAACTCCTAACCAAGTTGCTGTATCAGGATCAACGGGTGCTGTTACGCTAACGCTTCCACAGAACATTAACTCTGGCGCCGCCCCTGTATTTGCTGGTACAAACTTCTCAGCTATTCCAAATGGTGCTTTGTCTAATAGTTCTATTACTGTAAATGGAACAGCTATTAGCTTGGGTGGTACCGCTACTGTTACAGCGGATGCAGGTACTTTAACCGGTTCTTCTCTTCCAGCTACAGTAACTGGTTCTAGCTTAACATCTGTTGGCACTTTAGGTTCATTGGCAGTAACTGGTGGCGTCACTGCTGGTAGCTTCTCTGGTCCTCTTATTGGTAATGCTACAACTGCAACTAATGCTTCTGCAGTAAATGGCGCAAATGGACAGATGAATGGTGATGGATGGTGGAGAAGTACTGGTAGCTCTGGATGGTATAGCACAACATATGCTGTGGGTATCTATGCAACTGAAGCAGGCAACGTTCGCACTTACGGCGGTGCTAACTTTATTTCTGCAGCCGGTCTTCAAGGTACTTCACTAGGCGTCGGCACTGCTGCATCAGGAACAACTGGTGAAATTCGTGCTACGAATAACATCACCGCTTACTACTCTGATGACCGTTTGAAGACACGCACAGGACTTATTGAGAATGCTCTTGATAAGGTTGCTACACTTGACGCATTCTACTACCATGCCAATGAAACAGCTCAAGCTCTTGGCTATGATGTTCACCCAGAAGTTGGTATCTCTGCACAGCAAGTTCAAGCAATTATGCCAGAAGTAGTTGCTCCAGCTCCAATTGATGATAAGTATCTTACTGTTCGCTATGAACGTTTAGTACCTCTTTTGATTGCGGCAATTAAAGAACTTCAAGCTGAAGTAGAACTTCTTAAAGCCACTAAGTAAAATAAAATAGGAGAGATTAAATCTCTCCTATTTCCCCTTAGGAAAATTAAATGACATTACCTGCAACTAATAGCACTATAAGCCTCAGCCAAGTTAATACTGAACTAACTCTATCAGCTACAGCCAACATTAGCTTGAATGATACTGGGGTTAGAACATTGTTTGGGGTGGCATCTGGCCGAATTTCTATGTCCGATGGTTGGGGGAAGAGCAACTCTGGTCCTCCAGTAACGATAACTATTTCGGCTAATATTCAGAACTTTAATATGTTCAACAATAGATTAGCAAGTCAACATGGCACGGCAGTTACAGTTAGCGGTGCATATGCTGCTGGTTCTACAATCACTGTAGTTATAAATTCTGGCGTTGTCGTTGGCTCATCTTCAAATGCGGCATATGCATTTGATACAGGCACTGGATGGAATGCAGCTGACACCTTAAAAGTTACCAACAACGGTTACATCGTTGGTACTGGTGGTAATGGAAATGGCGGTGCTGGTGGGCCAGCCTTTAGAGCCCAACGAGCTGTTTCAGTAACAAATAACAACATTATCGGTGGTGGCGGCGGAGCGGGAGGTATGGGTCAGTACATTTACGGCCAGACTAATTTTGGCAAGGGCGGCATAAAAACCGTTTATGCAGGCGGCGGAGGCGGCGGAGGCGGCGCAGGATATACTGCAGGAGCAGGGGGGCCCGTCAATGGTGCAAACAGCGGTTCAGTTGGTTACTCTGGTAGTAGAGCTTCTGGTAATGACAACCCATATCCTGGAGCAGCAGGTTCATTAACTGCAGGTGGAGCGGTAGGACCAATTTATGGACTTGGTGGTATTGCATATACCTATTACAATAATAACTATTATATAGTAGGCGGTAATGGCGGAGCAGGTGGTAGCTTGGGCGCTGCCGGTGCAGGCGGTGCAGCAGGTTCAGCTCAGCCAGGTATTACCTCTTGGGGAAATGTTACTTCTGCTTCAGCAGGTGGAGCAGGTGGAGCATGCACTAGTGGTAATGTAAATATTACGTGGGTAGCAGCAGGTTCCAGATATGGCGCTCTAGCCTAACTAATAACGTATATCATCATGAATCACTTATCACCTTTTTGGAAATGGGATGTAGCATTGTCTCCTGAACTTTTAGAATGTTTTCTAAAAGAAATATCAGATCT